CCCGCCCCTTTTGAAAGGAGGATTTCCATGGCATTGGATGGTACCCTGCTGCGCCAGATCCGCCACGAGCTGGAAGGTGTGCTGATTGGCGCACGCATTGATAAAATACACCAGATCTCCCGCGAGGAGATGATCTTCATCCTGCGCCTGCCGCAGCCCACCGCAGACGGCGCGCGCAGCGTCAAGCTGTATCTTTCTGCCGGAGCGGACAGCCCGCGGCTGCACCTGACCGGCGCATCCTTTGAAAACCCGAAGGCTCCGCCGATGTTCTGTATGCTGATGCGCAAATATCTGGGCAGCGCCAAGCTGCTGCGCTTAGAGCAGATCGGGCTGGACCGCATCCTGCACCTGATTTTTGAAACCCGCAACGAGATGGGTGACCTGATTGAACTGACCGTCGCAGTCGAAATCATGGGCAGACATTCCAACATCATCCTCATCGGCGAGGACGGCAGGGTCATTGACTCAATCAAACGCTGCGCAGGACAAGCTGGATTTGATCGACTGCACCCCGCAGCAGGTCGAAGATCGGCTGCGTCAGGGCAAGGACACCCCGCTTTCCAAAGCGCTGCTGGCTGCGGTGCAGGGCGTGTCCCCCATCGTCTGCCGCGAGATTGCAAACTACGTCTTTACCGGCGACGACCGGGTCATCTCCGAGATGACCTCCGACCACTTCGACCGCCTGCGCTTCTTTCTGGCACGGGTGATTGAGCTGGCAAAAAATTACACCGGCACCCCCACCAGCGTCATCGACTCCCGCAAAAAGCCGGTGGATTTTTCCTTCATGGACATCCACCAGTACGGCGGCATGATGTTCACCCGAACCTACTCGACTTACAGCCAGCTGCTCGACGACTTCTACACCCAGCGGGACAGCATCCAGCGGATGCGCCACCGCAGCGCCGACCTGCTCAAAATTCTGGCGAACACCTCCGACCGCATCGCCCGCAAGCTTGCTTTGCAGCACAAGGAGCTGGAGGACTGCGCCGACCGCGAGCGCTGGAAGATGTACGGGGACCTCATCAGCGCCAACCTCTACTCCATCCAGAAGGGCGACCGTGCAGCGACGGTGGTCAATTTCTATGACGAGCAGCAAGCCGAAATCACCATCCCGCTGGACCCGCGCAAAACGCCGTCCCAAAACGCACAGAAATACTACGGCGAATACCGCAAAGCAGACACCGCCGAGAAAAAGCTGCGCCAGCTGATTGAGGAAGGTCAGCAGGAAGCCGAATACATCGACTCGGTGTTTGATGCGCTCACCCGCGCCCAGACCAACGACGAGCTTTCTGCCATCCGCAGCGAGCTGGTGGAGCAGGGTTATCTGCGCCGCAAGGGACCTTCCACCAAAAAAGGCAAGGAAGCCCGCCTTGCACCCAAGCGCTACCTCTCCGACGACGGCTTCACCATTCTGGTCGGGCGCAACAACCTGCAAAACGACCAGCTCACCCTCAAGGAAGCCCATGGTCGGGATATGTGGTTCCACACCAAAAACATCCCCGGCTCCCATACGGTGGTGCTCAGCGAGGGCAAAGAGATTCCCGACAGCACCCTGCATCAGGCAGCCATTCTGGCAGCAGCCAACTCCAAAGCCGCCGACTCCGCGCAGGTGCCGGTCGACTACACCCTCATCAAAAATGTCAAAAAGCCGCGCGGCGCAAAGCCCGGCATGGTCATCTATGTCAGCTACCAGACCGCCTATGTCACACCCGACCTGGAGCTGGAAAAGCGCCTGCTGGTGGAATAGCAAATCAAGCAAAAAAGGGGACCGATTGCTCGGTTCCCTTTTTGTTTTCGATTATGCGTTGTACAAATCCATCAGTTTGGTCTTGGTCCAGTAGACGCGCAGAGCCTGTTTTGGCTGTGCTTTGCCGACCGGAATCTCGATGGTCACGCCATCCCAGTACAGGGTGATGCCAACCTTGCACTCATACAGGGTCTGCATCACGCTTGCCGGCATATACTCGATGCCTTCCTTAACGGTGATGCGCAGGGTCTTGCCTTCTGCGGTCGCGCGGATTTTAGACTTCACCTGCATCCAGAAGTTGTACTCTTCCATAGCCTTCTTGTCTGCCGGGTCCGGTTTTTCGCGCTCTTCCATCTGCTGAACGGTCGAGCTGCTGCCGGTGCTGCCGGTGCTGCCGTTTGGTTTTTCCGGTGCGTTCGGGCTTGGTGGAACAACCGTTGTGGTGTTATCATTCAGATTGGTAATGGTACCTCCATAAACCTTTGCCGCTTCTTTTGCAGCATCCAGGGTCGGGTAGTAGCTGTAGGTTCCGTCATTGCTCTTCAGTTCAAAGTTGTATCCCGGAGCAAGGTAGTCTTTATTCACCGGTGCAGTGAATCTGCCGCCGGAAACTTCAATAGCATCCTTAGCTGCACTTTCGCTTCCAGAAGAAGCCTCAATCTTGCCGAGGGTGCCGTTGCCTTTGATGGTCAGCTTATGGGTGTTAGCATCTGTTGCATCATAGACAATTTTTCCATTGATGGTTCCGGTATAGCTTTCGTCAAATGTAACGGTTGTACTTGGGTAACTGCTAAATTTACAAACATCAAACGCAATATTACTATCACTGCTTGTAATGATGCTGGTGTTGCCCTTGAAAACAATGTTGCCATTGTTGAAGCTCAGCGGATAGTCTTCTCCACCCACCTGATTAGCTGCATAAATCTGCATATTTTCCAAAGTCAGATTTGCATAGTTCTGGATGATACGCTTAATGCTGCTATTGCCCGGAGCAACCTTAATTGTACCATTTTTAAAGGTGATGGTAGAATCTTTCAGCAACTGGAAACCATTGCTTTCTGTTCCGGTAGAACCTGCGCCCGGGTCTTTCAGTGTGTATGTTTTTCCGTTGAAGTCGAGGGTAAAGTTCTTTCCACTTGGTACAGAAACACCCACTGCATTATCAACATTGGACAGCAGTTTGATGGTGCCACCATCCGTAACATCATTAATTGCTTCTTTAAGGGTAGCATATCTCTTACCGTTGGTTTCAAATGGATATGGGTCGGTCTGACCGTCGCCAACAGTGCTATCGGTGGAAACGGTTACTTTACCAGCACCAGTCACTTCGCCAGTTACGGTAGAGTTATCTTTGATTGCAACATTTGCTCCCGCAGCTGTTTTGATGCTGCCGGTGATGGTAGTACCGGAGATGGTTACCTCAGCGGCTTTGCTCAAATTGAGGTTGCCGGTCATGGTTGCATTGCTGATGTCAATTTTGCCGCCATTAGTAGCAGATCCAGTAATCATCACAACACTCTTACCTTCTCCTGCGGTAAAGTTGCCGCTGGTGATGGTCAGTTCTCCCTTGTCGCTATCAGCGCTTATGTAACCGTTCGCAAAAACGTCAGCTTTGGATTCAAAGGTACCACCCGATACGGTAGTTTTATTCCAGTTCATAACGGTTGCCTGTGTTGTATTGCTGAAATTACCGCCGAAGATTTCCAATACTCCCCAGTCGTCGTTTTTAATGGTGTTCAAACCGCCGCTGAAGTTACCGCCGGTGATGGTCAGGTTAGCTTCTTGTTTCGCTGTGTTCTGACTACCATTATACCAGCCGTTTGCAACCAAGCTAGAGTAGTGTCCGTCGGCAGTTACGCTTACTCCGCTATTGATGGTCATAGTACCCAGGTTCTGGAGATTATAGAAGGAGTTTTCCTTGCTATCCTCTTTGCTTCTTGTGTAGCTTCCTCCACTTAAAACCACTGTGCCGCCCTGCTGGTTGAGCACTGCCGGTTTTGCATGGCTAACGTTATCTACTGTACCGCTTCCGTCAACAGTCAGGCTACCGCCATTTGCAACTGTAATGGTAGGTTTGCCTGCTTCATTGGTCAGGGTCTTTCCATTGAGGTCCAGATGAACCTCGTTTTTAATTTCAATGCTTGCTGTAATGTTTGCATTCAGTTTGATATAGCCGCCTGCTTCAACAGCGTCTTTCAGTCCCTGTGCATCAGATACCTCAGTTGGCTTTTCCTGTGTTCCTGCTACTACCGCTTCGGTCTCAGTCTGTGTAGCAACTACTTGATCGACAGGAGCATCCGCAGGGGTATTGGACGGACGGTTTGCAAAGAAGAATTCCAAATCCAGCAGGTTGTTGAGCTTTGCTTCCTCGACCAGCAGTTTTTCCTCTTCGGTCAGCGCGTCGTAGGCTGCTCTGGCTGCCTGCACCTGTGCCAGCAGAGCGTCTGCGTCGGTGTCCTCGGTCAGGCTGTCAAACAGCGGCAGATTGTTTAGCGCGCCGGTTGCTGCCAAAAGCGCCTCGGACTGCTGTTTATCCTCGTCTTTGTTCTCTTCTTTATTTTCACCGCCGTTTTCGCCTTCAACAACGGTAACATTCTGCGGATTGCTTTCCCCTTCCGCAAATGCCATGAAGCTGCCGCTTGCAATCATTGCCACACACAGCATGATGGACAGCGTTTTCTTTAATCCGTTCATCGTTGGAATGCCTCCTTTTAAATTCGGAAAGCCGGCGGAACCCTTCCTATTCCAAATGGAATAGGAAAAAGCCCGGGCTTTTTCCTATTTTTTTCTCATTTAGTATAGCATCCTCTTTTGGCAATTACAATATCCTGTGACATATTTTGTGACAATTCTGTGTAGAATTTTTCATTATAGAAACTTACCACGGTCTAACTGCTTCTAAACCCCTGTAATTACGCTGTTTTCAGAGCAGTTAGAAGTGGATAAATGCCGAGGAATGTAGGTAACTCGTGCATTATTTCTACACTATTCTTACATCAATATTCCTACACAAAGTCAGCCTCTTCGTTGTGCTGAGTGCCTTTGTTGGTGCTCCCACTTCGGGGAGGATTTTCTTTGTTTTTACAAGCTATTTTATTTTTTCGATTTCGTCTTTCAGCCACTCAAATTCTCTTTGAGTATAAACCTTTTCGGTGATGTCAGAGATCTTGTGACCGACCATATATTTGATCGCATACTCATCGACACCGTACTTCTTAGCCATCGTCACAAAATGTTTACGACCATCATGCGGTCTATGCTCGGGGTTCAAATTCAATTCATCTCGAATCATACAGAATCCTTTTTGGTATCGAGCATAAGTAAGTGCAGTGTTTTTGCTGCGAGCAGTCGGATTAACATAATTGAGCAGATACAGACTTCCAAGTTCCTGAGCCTCTTTATATTTTCGCTCAACCAAATGACGGATCTTCGAGTGAATTGGAACAACACGATCTGTTCCGGCATCAGTTTTGATACCGCCTCGGAAAGTCCAGTTTTCCAAATCTACGTTCTTTAATTCAAGCAAACCAAGTTCTTGGGGTCGCCAACCAGAATAGCACTGAATGAGCAGGACATCTACAAGCATTTTATCATCAGCGTGTTTCCAAAGCAAGTCCATCTCTTCGTCCGTAAAAGGAATATGCTCATTCTTAACTGTGACGATTTCTTTGATGGTTTCCTCACTGAGGTTAAAAGTTCGTGAATAGTTCCGGTCAACAAGCTCGTACTCCAAGGCATAATCCAACATCAAGTTAAACAAAGACTTAATCTGGTTCTTCATGGATGCACTTGGTGTCTTCTCTTCGCCTCGAACCTTCGATATGCCTTCATCCATACAACCTTTTACATGACGAGCGCGGACATCTTTGACTCGCATATCATATACGGCCGAGCAATACCCCCATGCTGAAGCTACCGAACGAGTGCTTTTAACTGTCTTCTCGTATTCGGCAAGCCATTTCTCGTAAAGCTCTTTCATAGTGATAGACGGTTCAAGGTCGTAAGGGTTCTTATTGTACTCGACGAGAGCAGCGTATGCATCGTTGTATGTTGGAAAATAGGACTCCGGTTTAAGAGGCTTGCAGATAGGCCGTCCGTTCGAATCCTTTCCAACACTTATCATAGCTCGAAATGGATTGCGGAGATTCCGATTTTTGATCTCACTAATCTGCCCGAAACCGTTTGGCAGTCTACGACGTTTGTTGTTCTTATTTCGAGGTTTTCTTGGCTTTATATTTGGCTGCAATGGAAACCCACAGTGAGGACAAGAAACTGCTTTGTCACTTACTTGTAATTCACATTCAGGACATTTTATCAACACTATTATCACCTTCCCCATTGATTTGCTATTAGTAATCATATATCATAAGTGTAGGAATGTCAACTCCTACACCAAACTTTTTTAATCAGAGAAGAGAGAGAGCATATATGATTAGTGATAACCAATCAATCTGCCCAAAGTGCGGAGGGCAGCTTAAATACTACGATCATGTTCAGAGATTGGTACGGACGAAATTCGGCAACAAAAAATGGGTAGCTATCAGAAGACTTCGGTGCTGTAAATGCCATGCAGTTCATCGAGAGCTTCCTGACTTTATATTTCCGTATAAACAGTATGAATCGGACATTATTATCGGCGTTCTTGAAGGTCTTATTACTTGTGAGACTTTAGGGTTTGAAGATTATCCTTGCGAAATGACAATGATTCGTTGGCGCTTGTTTCCACCGAGGTTGTTTTTACTAACAGCCGTTCCTAACCTAAAATAGCGATTGAAAGGAGGCAAACGCCAATGGAAGAAATTATATTTGCATCGGGATCTGTCCCGGTGGTAGTTGCAGCACGAGTCTATGGGAAAGACGCATCCTGGATTCGAGCCGGCATCGTATCTGGGTGGCTACCGATCGGAAAAGCTACTCGGAGTGGAAAGCTCGTTACGAATTTAGAGGAAATGAACTCTAAGTACGGACGCATCAACTTTTATATTTCGCCTAAGCTCCTCTGGCAGGAGACCGGCTATATATGGAGGGGTGAACGCGCATGAGTACATTGATACGACCAGAACTTTCAGAGACTAATCGTTACTGGATCGAGAAACACCGCTATTACGAATTGAAGCATTTCTGCTTACAATACCCATTATGGCGTCATGCGTACAATTCGTTAATAGACTATCCAGGTTCGTGGCCCCAATTAGTACCGCCCTGTAAAACGAATGTTGTTAGTGATCCCGTTACCAAGCACATCGATGAGAGACTGTACTATGCCGACCGCATGAAAATGGTGGAACGGGTCGCAAAAGAAACGGACGAAGAGCTTTCATGTTATATTTTGGAAGCTATAACAGAGGGTATTTCATACGACCATCTGAAAGCCAGAACCGGTATCCCATGTTGCAAGGATGTTTATTATGACTTGTACAGACGGTTTTTCTGGCTGCTTAGTAAGGAGAGACAGTAATGAAGATTGTAGATATTGCAGTGAAAAAAGTCTATCGCTTCAACTGCCCGAATTGCCAGAGTAGGCTTGAAGCCGACAGCAGTGAGCTGACAGACATCGGAGGTAAAGTAAGCAAGTTCTATTGCCCCGTATGCCATAAAGACCGATATATAACCTGGTCTGACTTACGGAAGAAGATCGTCTACGAGGGTTCGCAAGAATAACAGTGTCCTTTATGGAGAAGTGAGAGCTGATGCACTATAGCATTGGCTCTTTCTTTTTTTCTAACTTAGATTAAAACCCGGATAGAGGTGACAGGTATATGTGTTAAATTAGTATCTGGAAAAATCCCCGGGTTGAAATTTTGAAAAACAATTCGAAAGGAGATCATTATGGAAGTCATTTATGTAGTTGTCGGAATCTTGATTGGGTTTGCCGTCTCATCTATCATTCGCCGAAAGCATCCTGTTGGTTTTCTGCGTATTGACAAGTCTGATCTGGACGGACCCTACCTTTTTCTGGAACTGAAAAAGAGCGTTAACGAAATTATAGCTCAAAGAACCGTCCTATTAGAAGTGAAGCGTGAAGACTTTATTCCGCACAAATAACACTTCCTTTTATGGAACCCTATTAAAACGAAAGGAGAAACGAATATGGGTGAAGAAAACAGAAGTTTGTTGGAAGAGGAGATCAAAGCCGAAATTAAACGCTTGGGATCTCTTGAATCCGGAAGCCAGGAGCATACCACGGCAGTGGATAGCTTGACGAAGTTGTACAAACTGAAGCTCGAAGAGGATAAGAATACCTATGAGCGTCTGGACAAGATCGAGAATCGTGAAATCGATCAAGAGTCCAAGACGGCTCAAATGGCAGAGTCTGTCAAAGATCGATACTTCAGATTTGGTATGGCTGCCGCTGAGCTGGTGCTGCCGCTGATGTTCTACGGCGTTTGGATGAGACGAGGTTTCAAGTTCGAACAGGACGGAACCTTCACCTCCCAGACATTCAGAGGTTTATTCAGTCGATTCAGACCGACTAAGAAATAAACCGGTTCCAAAAGCGGAGAGTTCGTGTATATAACACGTTCTCTTCGTTTTTCTCCTGCTCGAAAATTACATGGGCTATTGTGAGAGATGTAAAAGTGCTTTTTATCTCTTGATAAAATACTGATGGTCGCTATACTTAATAGTGCCACACAATATCAAGGAGGTAATTTGCAATGAGCTTTTTTAACGATGCGCAGAGAGACGGTTTACTTACTGGACGGTATATTTGCAGTGAATGCGGAGGACTTATGGAATTTGAAGACGAGTGGGAAGATACTTTAGTATGCCCTGCTTGCGGTCACTCCGTCGATTTAGAGCATTACGGTATGGAGAACGATGAAGAATATGATGCTCTATATCCGACCAGAGATCAGATCTGCGACGACTAATTAAGACTATTAGCAAAGGGGAAGGAGTCCTGACGAGGGCTCTTTCTCTTTTCTTTTTATAGGTGATGGATATGCGATACCATTTTGACAAACCGAAAATTTACTTGACCTTGTATGGTGAGCGTTATATTTGTGAGCATCCGGTTTACAATAGCTGCACTCTCTACAGAATTGAAGAAAGAGGTTTAGCAGTAATTCAGCAACGATTTGATTCCGAGACGAAAAGTACATGGTGGAGCGAAGTTGACCCTTGGATTACTGACGCTTTATATTTGCACCCTGATTTTCGAGAATACTTTGAAATGAGGGCTGGGACTTGTACGGACGGACTATACCCTACTGTAACGGTTCGCCAAATTATGTGGGCATTAAAAATGAAGCCTATTCAGAAAGAACGATGGGAAACCGTATTCGATAGACGGGATATCTAAGCGCAAAAAACGCATCTCCCTTTATGAAAAACCATTGAATTTTGAAGGGAGACATGGATTATGAAAACACTAAAGAACAAGCTATATGCTATAGTATTACTTATTTGTGGGTACTTACCGGTACTTATCGACAAAGATGCAACAGCATTAGTATTCTTTGCGTTTATCGCAATACCGTTGTTCTTTGCAAAAGAAAACTGGATTTATTGAGGATTGAGCCGCTAACAACGGCTCTTTTCTTTTCGCCAAAATTACAACTCCTATTATGGAAAACGATGCTATTCGAAAGGAGTAAAAGGAGCATGGACGAAATGAAAATTGGTTCTAAATTCACTACGAGCATTGTCTCGAAATTGGCGAGTTTGGCAATCCGAAAGAAATTTGGTTACGATGTAAAACTGAATTTGAATGAGGTAAAAGCCACAGTCGTTGATGGAAAGACGCATGTTCATCTGGATATAGATGCCGATCTTGAGAAAGATGAACTTACTAAAATCCTGAAAAGTATTGGTTTGTAAAATCTGAAAGGAGCTGCTAACAACGGCTCTTTTCTTTTGCCGCGCGAAATTTACAAGTCTTATTATGAGAGACGGGTTAGCTCAGTTGGTAGAGCGCCACACTTCCGTGGAGGTCGTCGGTTCGAATCCGATACAGTCTCTCTTGCTTTTTATTTTCACATGAAAGGAGAAAAGACATGAGCATCGATCAGCTTGATTTAATCTTGTATGACATGTACCACATGGATGCGTGGCTGCCGCCACTGTTTGGTAAGTGGACGGAAGATTATAAAAAAGCGAGTTACTCACAATGGGCTGTCGACGAGCTCAGAGATTTTATCGCCGAACGGATCTACCCTCGAAAAGAAGGGTCTATTGATGAATTATGTAAGCTCACGCACGAATTCATGATGAAGACTGCCAAGTATGCAAGGGTAAATCCAAACACAAGTCTTATGTTTCGGTCTGCCAGTGAAATGGCAGCGAACATTTTAGATCTTCTAAGGGCTATGGAATAACAAAAACATGAAAGGAGAAAAGACATGAGTAAAAACCAAGCAATTCAAAAGTTGCTGCATAAGTCAGGGCTTTGTATCAGGAAATACTCGCCTGTTGCTTTGTCTTGTGTAGCATCAGCCGGCGTTGTGGTCACTGCAATCGCCGCAGCCAAAGCAACCCCACGAGCAGTAGCATTGGTTTACGCAGACAGTCGTAAAAAACATGATGGCGATCCATATGCATACACCAAGAAAGAGGCGTTTATCGCTGCATGGAAATGTTATATTCCGGCGGTAGCATTCGGAGCTTCTACAATCGCTTGCATTATGGGCGCTAATGCTCTAAGTAGACACCAACAGGCAGCACTAACAAGCGCATATGCACTCGTCCAAAATTCTTACAAGGAGTATAAGGACAAGCTGAAAGAGCTGTATGGAGAAGAAACTCATAATGCCATTATGGATTCCATTATCAAGGAAAAGTGCAAGGAGGTCAGTATCTCTGCTAACGGAGGTTGGTATGGTTCTTCTCTGGACTTTGGAGATGGTATGGAGCCAGAGATCACTCGCACTTTCTACGATAGCTTCTCGCAAAGATATTTTGAATCGACTATCGAGAAGGTTATCCAAGCCGAGTATCATCTGAACCGCAACTTTATGTTCGCGGGGGTTATTCCGCTTAATGACTTTTATGAGTTCCTTGGTCTTGAAAAGACGGAACTTGGAGATGCTGTGGGATGGTCAAGCTGTAACGGTGATATTTACTGGATTGACTTTAATCATCACCGGCTCACTTTGGATGATGGCATGGAGATATATGTCATTGACATGGTTTTCGAACCGACAGCCGAGTGGATGGAAGACCTGTAAGTTCGCAAAAAATACATTTCACTTTATGAAAACAAAAAGGAGGTTTCGCTTTATGAATAATGCAAAATTGATTAAAATCCTGGGTCTTGTCGCCACAGCAGTAGGTATGGGAGCTACACTCCTCACCGACTGGGTGAACGAGAAGAAGATGGAAGAGAAAATCGATGAACGCATCGATGAAAAGTTTGCCGCACTTAGCGATGAAGAAGACGAGGAGTCCTAACAAGGACTCTTCCTCTTTATCTGAACGATATGTGTGATGCAAGTACAGCTGTTTCAATTATTCAGCGGTATGTTGAAGAACATCTGTTCAGCCCGTCGTTTACATGGCCAAAATACGAATTTCGAAAAAGGTCATATCAACAATGGGCGGCATATGAAATCTGTGATCGAATCCTGGACAAGCCTTTCGATGATCCAATCACCGTCATTGAAAACTTCATGTTCGAGATGGCTATGTATGCTTGTTACGGCGAGGATGAGCAGCGTAGCTTTATATTTCAGAATGCAGTCGAAACCGCTGAGGAACTAAGTCTACTATTTGTTTAACCGAAAGGAGAAAATCATGCCTAAACAAAGTTTAGCAAGCATTGCCAAAAGTGTACGGACGGCAATGAAAAAACATAGTCCGGAAATTCTTACTGGCATTGGTATTGCCGGTATGATTACCACCACTGTTATGGCGGTAAAGGCAACCCCGAAAGCTCTGATTCTGCTCGAAGAGAAAAAGGAGGAACTGGATACAGACAAGCTTGAGGCGAAAGACATCATCAAGACTGCTTGGCCTTGTTATATTCCGGCTGCTGTTGTAGGCTCCATCTCTGTCTTCTGCCTGATTGGTGCAAGTTCGACCAATCTTCGCCGGAATGCGGCTTTGGCAACGGCGTATACCCTTTCAGAGTCTACGCTGAAGGAGTATCAGGAAAAAGTCGTTGAGACAATCGGTGAGAAAAAGGAACAGTCTATTCGAGACTCCGTATCAAAAGACAAGATGGTAAAGAATCCTGTTCGAGAGGTCATCCTCACCGAAAATGGTGGCAACACGATTTGTTACGATGTCTTGTCCGGACGATATTTCAAGTCTGACAGAGACAAAATCACCAGAGTCATGAACGAATTGAATCGTCAGATGCGTGACGAAATGTATGTCACGCTGAACGATTTCTACTATGAACTTGGTCTGGATGGAACCAAAATGGGCGATATGCTCGGTTGGAACATTGATAAGGGCTACATCGACCTTGCATTCTCGTCTCAGCTTGATGCAAATGGTACCCCCTGCCTGGTGATTGACTATCAGGTAGCGCCTGTTTACGACTATCAGTAAACTTGCCGCGCGAAATTTACAACTTATTTAATGGAAGAACATTCCACAATTTTACACATTTGAAAGGAGATTTCACAATGAACAACAATGAGATTATGAACAACGAGGTCGTTGAGGCTACCGAAGAGGTTATCGAGAACGCTGGTTTGAGCAAGGGCGTAAAGATTGCTGCGGGTATCGGCTTGAGCGTAGTTGTAGGCGTGGTCGTCTACAAGTATGTGGCAAAGCCGGTGATCGCGAATATCAAAGCCCAGATCGAGCAGAAGAAGATGGCTGCTGGGGAGAAGACGGTTATCTTGGAAGAATCTGATGTTGTCAGCGAAGACAACTGAAAATGCGAATTTGAGAAGTTCGGATAAGGGAGAGTACCTGTAACAAGGTGCTTTCCCTTTTTTCTTTATCTCTCGAAAGGAGGAAAAATTATGCAGCAGTATCAATACGACGGTCCGGTTATGCGATTTGATGATTGCGTTCAACATCGTTGGAAAGCAACTACTGTTGCTCCGACAGAGGCGAAAGCAAAAAGCAATCTCGCCTATCGATATAAAAAAGAAAACGGCTTGATGCCGAGCACAAAAATCACTCTGCCCGGTAAGCTGATTCCGGCATAAGAAAGGAGATCACCCAGTGGAAGATTACAAATCCAATTCTGATAAAGCTCGTCAGGAGCAGCAGTCAGAAAAGAAAGTTGAGGCGGTTATTACCGGGGCTGCAAAAACTCGAAAGAAAGGCGAGATGCAAAAATTTGCAGATGTCTTTATCGCCGAGGACGCCAACAATGTCAAATCTTATATTTTGATGGAGGTTATTGTACCTGCTGTCAAAAAAGCGATTTCTGACATTGTCACCACCGGTATCGATATGATCCTGTATGGCGAGGCAGGTCGCAGCAAGAAAAACGGAACGGCATCTAAGGTGTCTTATCGGAACTATTACGATCAAGGCGGAGATAGAGTGCGTGCCGGCTCTGTTGGCAATAGACGCAATACACCTGACTATGATGATATTCTCTTTGACACCCGTGGAGACGCAGAAGCGGTTCTTGATGCGATGAATGATATCATCAGTCAGTATGGAACGGTGAGCGTGTCTGATTTCTATGATCTCGCTCGTGTTCCCAACGATAACTTCACTATGAACCGCTATGGCTGGACAAACATTGGCGGAGCAACTGCGGTACGAGTTCGAGACGGTTATATTCTGAAACTGCCTCGTGCTATCCCGCTGAATTGAAAGGAGAAAAATAATGCTTGAATGCAAAGTTTGTGGCACAAAATTCAATGCCATCATCGAGAGACATTATCTCGCTCGTGATAACGGAAAGACCGGACTGGCAGTTGCCTTCAGTTCTACTACTGAGGAGGGACTGTATGATGCCTTTGACTGCCCAATGTGTGGTTGCCAGGTAATTGCCAAAGAACGAAAGCGTGAATATATTCCGTTTATTTCTACCGATGAGGAGGACACCGACGATGAACAGATCTGAAACACTCGACAAGGCAAAGGCATGTGTATGCGGTCAGAGAGAGAACGAATACGGCTCACCTGAAGATAACTTCGCCGCTATTGCAGGTTTTTGGAGCGTCTATAAGGGCGTTGAATTTACTGCAAACGATGTTGCCATGATGATGGCACTTCTTAAGATTGCACGAATCAGGACAGGAACGGCTACGGACGACAGTTATGTCGATTTGGCTGGGTATGCTGCCTGTGGTGCTGAAATCAATTCTAAAAACTGAAAAGGAGAATAACAAACCATGAAAAATAAGACTGAAATTATGAAGAGTGTGAACGGCGTGGCTTCCAAGGCCGTTATGAAGCTCAAAAAGCACAGCCCTGAGATTCTCGTTGTGGCAGGTATTGCCGGTACGGTTGTAAGTGCCGTTCTTGCTTGCAAGGCTACCACCAAGGTAGCAGAGATTCTCGATGAGACTAAGGGTACTCTCGACACCATCCATGAGGGTATGGAAACCGGAGCAATCAATGGTCAGGAGTACACGACCGAAGACGGCAAGAAGGATACGGTTGTTGTTTATGCCCAGACCGGAATGAAGCTCGCTAAGCTTTATGCTCCTGCTATTATTCTCGGTACTCTGTCCATCACCAGCATTCTGGCATCCAACAATATTCTTCGCAAGCGAAATGTAGCTCTTGGTGCTGCTTATGCCGCAATCGATAAGAGCTTCAAAGAGTATCGTGGTCGAGTCATCGAGCGTTTCGGCGAGCAGGTCGATACCGAACTCAAGTATGGTATCAAGGCAAAGAAATTCGAGGAAATTGAAGTTGACCCTGAGAACGGCAAGGAGAAAAAGGTCAAGAAGACAGTAATGGTCGCTGATCCTAATCTTCAGAGCGACTATGCTGTATATTTTGATAGCAAGAGCCGTAACTACGAAACCAACCCCGATTACAACCGTATGTTCCTCAAGGCGCAGCAGGCATTCGCAAACGACAAGCTTCAGACCCGTGGTCACCTCTTCCTGAATGAGGTTCTGGATGATCTGGATCTTCCTCGTACTCCTGCTGGTCAGATTGTCGGTTGGACAAAGGATGGTCCGGACGGCTATGTTAATTTCCGTATCGTTGAGGTAGAGCGTGAGACCGAGGATGGTCGCCACGAGCCGGCACTGCTGCTCGACTTTAATGTTGAGGGCAACATCTGGGAAAAGATGTAATCGATCACCTTCAGACTTGGACTGAGGGTGATATTTTAATGTAAAGGAGTTTTAACAATGCGCATCAAACCACGAGCGATAGCTGCCGCTCTCTGTATGATATTTTTCATCGGTTTTGCGGTATGCGGGGTTGTTCGCTCTACAGATAAAGATACATCGGAGATTAAGCAATCCTATCCGGTTCTTGCAGAGGCAGAGCCGGTGATAATGGCAAATCTTCTGATGGAATCTCCTAACTTAACACCTAAGGTGGAGAAAGAGCCAAACTACCCTCTTACGCAGGAGGAAATCAATCTAATAGCCCTCGTAACGATGGGTGAAGCTGAAGGAGAAACAGAGCTGGGAAAACGCTTGGTTATTGATACGATTCTTAATCGTATCGATCATCCGTCTTTCCCGGATACTGTGTACGATGTTATTTACCAGCCCAATCAATTCAGCGTGATGTGGAATAGCAGGCTTGAACGCTGCTATGTCATGCCAGAAATTGTCGAGCTGGTAAAGGAAGAACTTTTGGAACGGACAAATTACGATTGTGTGTTCTTCATGGCTGGAGGATACAGCAAGTATGGTGAGCCTTTGTTTCAGGAGTGTTGTCACTACTTTTCGAGTTATGACTGAAAGGGGAACATAAAATGAAAGCTTTGTTTTCGTACATTCTTTCCACTATGGCAGGGCTTTGTCTCGTAGGAGGCATTGCTGTTCTCTCTGGTGGAAAGGAGTAAATGATGGATATTTTGGATGACTTCATATCAACCGTCGACGCCATGCTGGACAGTCGGCGGAAAAGACACATTACTGGCGGGATTCTCCTGAGTGCAGCATTGCTGTTCGGAGGTCTCGCCATTACTGTTGTCACAATTCAAACTGACGAGGAGGAATACGAAGATGAGTAAAACCGGTTTCGCTATGTTTCTGGCTGGAGCCACAGTAGGCGCCGCAGCGACATGGCTTTGTCTTAGACGGTATTACGAGCAGATTGCACAGGAAGAGATCGATTCTGTGAAAGCGGCATTTGCCGAAAGAAAGCCCGTAAACACTAATATTGCCAAGAATGAAAAGGGCAATGAAAAGCAGGAGGAAAATCAGCATAAGGCAGATATTGCCAAGCTGAAACCCGACCTGGTGAATTATGCTGCTAAGCTTCAGGAAGAGGGCTATACCAATTACACGGAGCACAGCAAGAAAAATACTGAAGAAAAAAAGGATGATCCTATGCCCAATGAACCTTATGTCATCTCTCCGGACAATTATGGTGAGAATGACAATTACACGCAGATCAGTCTGGTCTATTATGCTGGTGACGGAGTCCTTGCCGACGATGAAGATGAAGTCGTCGAGGATATTGAGGACACTGTTGGCGAGGACTTTGCTGAACATTTCGGAGAGTATGAGGATGATTCGGTCTTTATTCGTAACGATCGCCTGAGATGTGACTATGAAATTCTCAGAGACAATCGTTCTTTCTCCGATGTGGCGGAAGGCTCCAACTACTAATAGGAGGATCGAATGACTGAAATTGAGCTGAACAATGAATATTTTGAGTGGATGTGTCAGCTCGTATGTAACGAACGATATAGCCGGAGGCTGTCTTATCAGAAGCTTCTTCGTCATCTGCATAATATTGATTTTCAATATATGCTGCCGATGGACGGAAATCGAGCAGAAGATGGGATAGACCTCCGGTATCGTTTTGGTTATGAAAAAGAATACGAGGGTTCTATGATTGCCAGTTATCTGGATAACCGCCCTTGCAGTGTATTGGAGATGCTTATTGCCTTAGCGTTTCGTTGCGAAGAACATATTATGACCGACCCAGATATCGGCAATCGCATGGGACAGTGGTTCTGGAACATGATTGTCAGTCTGGGTTTAGGGTCGATGAGTGATTCTCGATTTGATGCGGCGTATACGGACGATGTGATATCTCGATTTATGAACCGCAAATACAAGCGAAATGGCGAAGGCGGTTTGTTTACCGTCGAACGCTGCAAGTATGACATGAGAACTGTTGAAATCTGGTGGCAGATGAATTGGTATTTGGACAGCATCCTATGAGGGAGAATTATCATGATTCATACACAAGTGTACGGGTTTTTTCAGACATGCTTACCCGACCAGGCAAAGGAGGTAAAAGAATACTTCCCAAATGGTAAAAACAGCATTCGAATTCGCAAAACCAACGGACAGGAATTTATATTTTCGTTGAGAGAGCCGAAGGCTTGGAAGTTTGAAACGATCGATCAATTTCTTGCCGACATGAAAGGAGAAAAGAAACATGGATGAAATGATTCGTTATATTTTCGGCAGTCTTCGCTGCTCCGAAACTGCGATGCGTGTGTTTGCTAAGACGCTCAGAAAGCAGAGGTCTTTCAATCGCAGCACCGTCATGGTTGCCACAGTTATGACTGTGAACATGCTTATCCAGGACTTGGAGATTCGCAGTATGCGTGATGAGATCGGGAACCTTAAAAACGAAATCAAGGAGCTTAGAAAAACGGAAGGAGACTAAAGAACTTCGATGATCGACTTTTTAATGATTTCGACCCGTAGTACGAAGCGTGGTGTAATAGAAATCTATCCGAAGTTTGTCATTAAAAAAAGCTCCGACCTGATGATTAGAGGCGGTGACTTCTATGCTATTTGGTTAGAAGAACGAGGTTTATGGTCTACGGACGAGCAAGATGCACTCCAGCTTATTGACCGGGAACTTGACAAGTATGCAGAGGAAAACCGCAAAAACTTTGATTCGAGTATTAAAGTTCTGCACATGTGGGATTCCGAATCTGGAATGATCGATTCATGGCATAAATACTGTCAAAAGCAGATGCGAGACTCTTTCCACATGCTTGATGAGAAACTTATATTCTCCAATACACCGACGAACAAAAAAGACTACGCAAGTAAGCGGCTGAACTATCCTCTTGAAGAAGGGGCCACGGATGCATGGAATAAGCTGATGTCCACAATTTACTCTGAAGAAGAGCGAACAAAAATTGAATGGGCTATTGGTTCTATTGTCTGTGGAGAGTCGAAGAAATTGCAGAAATTTATGGTTCTGTACGGTGCAGCAGGTACGGGTAAGTCTACGGTTCTGAACATTGTTCAGCAGCTCTTTGAAGGATATTATTCCGTCTTCGATGCGAAAGCACTGGGTTCGTCCAGTAATTCCTTTGCATTAGAGGCATTCAAGACGAATCCACTTGTGGCAATTCAGCATGACGGTGACTTATCTCGCATCGAGGACAACACCCGACTGAACAGTTTGGTTTCTCACGAGCTGATGACAGTAAATGAAAAGTTCAAATCGACCTACGCAAACCGCTTCAAGTGCTTCCTGTTCATGGGCACCAATAAACCGGTCAAGATTACGGACGCAAAGTCAGGTCTTATCAGACGATTGATCGATGTGTCCCCTTCCGGAAATAAATTAAGTCCCAAGGAATACAAGGCGGTGACAAAGCAGATCGAATTTGAACTCGGTGCAATTGCTTATCATTGCCAGGAAGTCTATCTGGAGAATCCGGGCAGATATGATGATTATATTCCCGTGACGATGCTCGGTGCATCTAATGATTTCTATAACTTCATTATTGATTCTTACCATGTCTTCAAGAAAGAAGACGGGACAACTCTCAAAGCCTCATGGGAGATGTATAAAACCTATTGCGATGAGGCAAAAGTTACCTTCCCGTTCTCTCAGAGAATATTTAAGGAGGAACTGAAAAACTACTTCCGGGATTACAAGGAGAGGTTCAATCTCGATGACGGAACTCGTGTGCGAAGTTATTACATTGGTTTTCGAACCGAGAAATTCGAGGATAAGACACTTACCGAGCAAGACGAGCCTGAGCATAAACTGATCGAGTTCTTAAAACAGAAATCGGTATTTGACAGAGAATGCGCAGATTGTCCTGCTCAGTATGCTTCGGCTAAAGAGACACCAACTTCCAAATGGGATGAAGTTTCTACTAAGTTGAGCGACCTGTCCACATCCAGATTGCATTATGTGAAAGTCCCGGAGAACCACATTGTTATCGACTTTGATATTCAGGATAAGGACGGCAATAAGTCGTATGAACTGAATCTCAAAGAAGCGAGTAAATGGCCGCCGACCTATGCTGAACTCAGCAAAAGCGGTCAGGGCATCCACCTTCATTATATTTATGCCGGTGATGTCAGTAAGCTCAGCCGAGTGTACGACGATCATATTGAAGTGAAAGTCTTCACCGGTAAAAGCTCGCTGCGCAGAAAGCTGACAAAGTGTAATGACTTGCCTATCGCAACGATCAATTCGGGTTTGCCACTGAAAGGAGAAAAACAAGTGATAAATTTTGAAGGGGTGAAGAGCGAGAAAGGGCTTAGAACGCAAATCAAGCGAAATCTCAACAAGGAGTACCATCCGGCAACAAAGCCCAGTATCGACTTCATTTACAAGATTCTTGAGGATGCTTATGCAAGCGGACTCAATTATGACGTGACTGATATGCGCAATGCTGTCTTGGCATTTGCAGCGAGCAGCACACATCAGGCGGATTACTGTATCAAATTAGTCAACAAGATGCAGTTTAAGTCCGCAGACCAGTCAGCAGGAGCAAAAAATGATGATGCCAAGCTCGTGTTTTACGATGTTGAGGTGTTTCCGAACCTGTTTCTGGTGAACTGGAAAATTGAGGGTGAAGGTAAGCCGGTGGTTCGTATGATTAACCCCACCCCGACTGAGATCGAGGAACTGATGCGATTCCGTCTGGTTGGCTTCAACTGCCGTCGGTACGATAATCATATTCTCTATGCCCGGTTGATGGGGTATACAAACGAACAACTTTATAATCTCTCAACAAAGATCATCAATGGCAGCGCAAATTGCTTCTTTGGCGAAGCCTATAATGTGTCCTATACGGATGTGTATGACTTTTCCAGTAAGAAGCAGTCCCTGAAGAAATTCGAGATTGAACTGGGTATTCACCATCAGGAACTTGGTCTGCCTTGGGACAAGCCTGTGCCGGAGGAGCTTTGGACTAAGGTTGCTGAGTATTGCGACAACGATGTCATTGCGACAGAAGCAACCTTTAATGCTCGTAAGGCGGACTTCACGGCTCGTCAGATTCTGGCGGATGTGGCGGGGATGTCCGTCAATGATACAACGAACTCGCTGACTACCAGAATTATATTTGGTAACAACCGCAAGCCTCAGGATCAGTTCAATTACCGTTTCATGGGTGACGAGAGTCAGATCTTCGATCCTAATGCGGATCTTCCGTTTACAATGGGGCTTGAAGACTACGACGAGTTCACACAGTTCGATAAAAACCATCGTCCCATCTTTCCTGGCTACACATTCGAGGGCGGCAAGTCTGTCTACAGAGGTGAAGAAGTTGGTGAGGGCGGCTATGTATATTCTGAACCCGGCATGTACAGCAACATTGCTCTGCTGGATATTGCATCCATGCATCCGAGCAGTATTGTAGCAGAAGAACTCTTCGGACCGGAATACACAAAGCGATTCAACGAAATTCTTCAGGCTCGTATCGCAATCAAGCATAAGGATTTTGATAAAGCCAAGAAAATGCTGGGCGGTGCATTGGCTAAGTACCTGACTGATGAGAATGCTGCGGCTGACTTGGCACAGGCTCTGAAAATCGCGATTAACTCCGTGTACGGTCTGACCTCAGCCGGGTTTGAAAATCCGTTCCGGGATAACCGTAACAAGGATAACATCGTTGCTAAACGAGGTGCCCTGTTCATGGTCAACCTCAAGCACGCTGTTCAGAGTCAGGGCTTTACTGTAGCGCACATCAAAACCGACTCCATCAAGATTCCAGACGCAACGCCTGAGATCATCAAGTTTGTGACCGAGTACGGCAAACTGTATGGGTACAACTTTGAGCACGAAGCGACCTATGATCGTATGTGTCTGGTGAACGATGCGGTTTATATTGCTCGTTATGCTACAGTCGAGAAGTGCTGTGGCCTGTACGGGAAAAAGTACATCGATTCTGCAAAGGATATTTGCAAGGAGAACAAGAAGCATCCGTATGCGTGGACGGCAACCGGTACACAGTTCCAGATCCCTTATGTTTTCAAGACGCTCTTCAGAAAGGAGAACATCGAGTTCGAGGATATGTGCGAGACGAAATCTGTAACGTCCTCGCTCTATCTTGACATGAACGAGGCTTTGCCGGATGTAAGTGCCCTTGAAGCGGAAAGAGATAAACTGTGGAAACAGATTACCGATTCTAAACGCATGACTGAGCCGATGCCCACTGAATGTGAGCGTGTCGAAGAACTAACGGACGAAATCGCCAAGGGTCACGACTACCACTTCATCGGAAAGGTTGGGCAGTTCTGCCCGATTAAGCCTGGCTGCGGAGGTGGCATTCTGCTTCGTGAGACTGAAAACAAGAAGACCGGTGAAAAGGGTTACGCTGCTGCTACGGGTTCTAAGGGCTTCCGCTGGCTTGAGTCCGAGATGGTTAAACAGCTTGACAAGCAGGGTGATATTGACCGTGGTTATTACAACAATATGGTCGATGAAGCAGTCAAGTCTCTGTCTGTTTATGGCGACTTCGAACGCTTTGCGGCGGATGAGCCGTATGTTTCAGACAACACCCCTCCATGGTTTGGAGCTGGTGAACCTCACGAAGAAGACACTACGCCGTTTGATGTGAGGTAACGCTTATGATTCTAATTCTGTTAGCAGTTGCTGTGCTCATTTATATTTTGTGCACGGCTGATTCCACCGAGTCCTGTATTCCCAGTGAGGAGTGCAGGACTTGTCCATTTCCATGCGATAAACGCAAAAATTGAAAGGAGAAAATAATTATGGCTTACAAAGCAGTAGACAACATTATCATCGAGAACGCTCGAATCATCTTCCGCAACTTTAAGGGTGAGGAGTCCAAGTACAATCGTGCTGGCTCCCGCAACTTCTGCGTGGTCATCGAAGACCCCGATATGGCGCAGAAGCTCATCGAAGATGGATGGAATGTTCGTGTCCTGGCTCCTCGTGATGAGGACGAGGCTCCTCGCCATTATATTCAGGTGGCGGTCAGCTTCGACAACATCCCCCCGAAGGTTATCATGATTACTCGTCGGGCTAAGACCCAGCTGGATGAGGAATCCGTCGGAACTCTGGACTTCGCAGAAATTCGCAATGTCGACCTGACGATCCGTCCCTATAACTGGGAGGTCAATGGCAAGACTGGCGTTAAGGCGTACCTTAAGACGATGTATGTCACTATTGAGGAAGACGAATTCGCTGAAAAGTATGCTGAAACTGAGGGCCCCGAGGAGATGCCCTTCTAAAAGTGAATAGGTGCCAGCTTAGTGCATGTCTGGTTAAATGTCCAGTAAGATCTCGATTAGGTGTGCACGCCTATGACGGTAAGAGGAAACAGCCTATCCCCTTTAACAACCGAAAGGAGGTCAAGCCATGCTGTGGCAGAAAAAGAAAAAACGCAAAAAAACTACCAAGCCTAAAGCAGTTACTTTGACTGCTCCTCAGCAGCCGGTGGAAGAGATTCCGCAAACGACTGAACCTGAGAAAAAAGAAGAAACGCCAAAGCAAAAAAAGCCCGCTGGGAAAAAATCTAAAACGGTTTTAAGTCCGGAGAAAGCTTTCTTAGAAGCATTCGGACGGTTGTCTAACCGGCATCGGGCTTGGGACGCTTGGCGTGACTTTATCACTATGTTCGCTTGTTCACTGTCCAACCCTCTCGATAAGGAGCACCGGGATAAGCGAGAAGCGTTATATTTGGAAATCATCAAAAAGTACAATAAACAAGATCAAGAGCTGTTTCCTGAACTGGCTGCTCAGACGGTCTTGGCTTTGGAGGAAAATCCGGAGCAAGATTTTCTGGGCAGCATTTTTATGTCTCTCAATCTCGGCAACGAGCATAATGGACAGATCTTTACGCCGTATCATGTCTGTGAGCTAATGGCTGAAATGACGATGGACGACACGGTAAAAAAGGTAGAACAGGACGGTTATATTTCAATTAACGATCCGTGCTGCGGAGCTGGGGCCACATTGATTGCCGGAATCCACACTGCAAGGAAGCAGTTGGAAAAAGTAAACTTGAACTACCAAAATCATCTTCTCGTCGTTGCACAGGATATCGATGAAACGGTGGCGCTTATGTGTTATATTCAACTTTCACTTTTGGGGGTAGCAGGATATGTAAAGGTCGGAAACTCTCTGACAAAACCGATGACAGACAACGACAATAAAGAGAACTACTGGTTCACGCCAATGTATTATTCTAATGTCTGGGTGCTGCGTCGGATCTTCGGAGGGCGCTGATGGCAGGCATATCACTTCGAGACTATCAAACAGATGCTGTTGAGAGAATGAAAAACGGCTGCATTCTCTGTGGCGGTGTTGGTAGTGGCAAATCCAGAACAGCTTTAGCCTATTACTACAAACAAAATGGTGGTAAGCTCGGCACAAAAAGTTATATTCGGATGCCGAGTACGCCAAAAGACCTGTACATCATCACCACGGCGAGAAAAAGAGATACTTTGGAATGGGAGGGTGAGCTTTCGCCCTTCCTTCTTTCTGTCCATGAAGAGGTCAATGCCTATAAAAATAAGGTCGTCGTTGATTCTTGGAACAATATCGGGAAGTATGCCACGGTTACGGACGCATTCTTCATATTTGATGAGCAGCGTGTTGTCGGTTCAGGTGCATGGGTAAAGGCTTTTCTGAAAATTGCCAAGTTTAACGAATGGATTCTTCTATCTGCTACCCCAGGAGACACATGGGAGGATTATATTCCTGTTTTTGTTGCAAACGGCTTTTACAAGAACCGAACTGCCTTCAAGGAAGAACACATGGTCATGACCTGGGTGAATGGAAAGTATCCAAAAGTAGACAGATATTTAGGAGTCGGACGACTCATCCGGCTTCGTAATCGCATTCTTGTAGATATGGATTTTAAGCGGGAAACCAGTTCGCACCATGAGGATGTCTATGTCAGTTATGATGTTGCAAAGTATAAAGAGACAAGCCGTCTTCGCTGGAATCCATATAAAAACGAGCCGATTGTCAATGCTGGGGAGCTCTGCTATGTATGGCGACGCATCGTAAATGAGGATGAGTCCAGACAAATCGCTCTGATGGAATTGTTTGAGAAGCACCCCAAAATGATCGTCTTTTACAATTTTGATTATGAGCTTGATATTCTGAAAAATCTCTACTATGGAGAAAATGTTGAAATTGCAGAATGGAACGGTCATAAGCATCAACCAATTCCGACTTGTGACAGTTGGGTATATTTGGTTCAATACACCGCTGGAGCCGAAGGATGGAACTGCATTAGTACGGATACCATTGTGTTTTACTCGCAGAACTACTCCTACAAAATTATGAAGCAATCAGCAGGACGAACTGACCGCTTAAATACACCGTTCAAAGATTTGTATTACTACCATCTGAAGTCCCGTTCCGGCATTGATTTGGCTATCAGTAGAGCATTGAGCGAGAAACGGAATTTCAACGAAACCAAGTATGTCGGCAGCTATAAACCCAAAGCTGCCTGAGAAAGGAAAAAAGATGATAACAATTGATGTCGCGGAGTATTGCTCTGCTTGCATGGACTTCGATCCAGATGTTCAACGACCGCAAAAAGCATACGGAATGAGTGAAGAGATCGTCATATCCGACACGGTCATTCGATGCTCAAATCGAAATCGGTGCAAAAACATTGAGCGATACCTGAGAAAGAAGGTGACGAACGATGGCGTTGGCAAGACTGACGAAGCAATGCCATGAATGTCCTTTTGTCGAGACCTGTGAGCACAAGGAAATGGAAGCATTGGGATATTTACCAGAACCGATTATGGCAGATGTCAAAGTCCCGGTTACTGCTGATATAGCAGCTCCCATTTTGAGAGAAACTGTAAGCCGTGTAGTAGACGGCAAAGTTGTAACAATGTATAAGGACGAGTTGGAGAAGATCCTTTATAAGGATTTATACTCTCATCTCGGACTTCAGATTGGAGGATAATATATGCCTGAATACGAAAAAGATACATTATATCGTCCAGAAACGAAGAAGAGTGGCAGCCTTGCTTATAAAATCGGGCAGGCTATCGCTATTCTGATGTCTTTGTGTGCCAGTGCGATTATCGTAGCTGCGACGATCAAGCTTATTATGTGGATTTTGTAAGGAGTTTTTGCAGATGAATGAAGAAAAGGAAGTCTATTTTGACCAGTATTGCAAATCGTGCAAGCACCACGGTCTTGAAGAGTCCAAAGACCCGTGCAATGACTGTCTCGCAGAACCCGGCAATACAAATTCCCACAAACCAATGACCTATGAAAGCAAAAACAATTCTTGATACCGAGAAAAAGGATGCGATTGATATTGCAACGGAACTTTGCTATAGCGAAGAAGTTAAGAGAAAAATTGCACAGGCAAAATCTGTTTACGAAATTGGTCGCATCCTTAAACAGGCACGGCTCGATCAAGAGTGATATTTCTGAAAGGAGAAAAGAAACATGAATCTTGAGGAGTTCAGAAAGGCACTTTCGTCAGATGCTACTGAAGAGAATGCACAACTGAAAAGACAGTTGTCAGACCTTCAGACTGAATACCATGAAAAGCTTTCAAAACTCGAAAATGAAAACGATTCACTTAAAGAAAGTTGTCGGGTTTTATGCAATCGATGCTTTACTCTTACGAGAGGTGTTACTTGTCTATTTTGTGGTCTCGATTACCCCTGCCCTCATATGCCGGGGCTTGAGGAACAGGTGGCTATGGCTCATAAATTGAGAAAGGAGATCGAAAAAAATGGCTAATGGGTATCGTAATGCTCTTGTTCAGCAAATAAAAGACGCAGGTCAAGAACTTATCAACCGAGCTGAATCGATGGTGCATCCCGAAAATGATTTAATCACTGATTTTTCCATAGTAATCCATTTCGAGCAGCATGAGGTACCTACAATCGACTACACAACCAGCGTGGTAAATAAAGTTGCTTGCAATCGGGTTATCTATCAGAAAGGAGAATCCAATGTCTCAAAAATATGATGAATATCTGGAAAAACACAGGCAAGCTGTAAAAAAGGCTTATCAGTGGATTGCTGCTTATATTCCAGAACTGACAGATGTGGAGGCGACTCGAAATATTGAGTTCCATGATATGTCGAAGAATACGCCAGATGAGTACACGCCTTATGACAACTATTTCTATGGGGAGCAAACCCCAGCAATCATCGAGGCGTTTAACCGGGCATGGCTTATGCATATCCACCGAAACCCCCATCATTGGCAGTATTGGGTCTTAATCAACGACGAACCTAAAGAAGGAACTATCCCTATCGAAATGCCGTATCCATACATTATTGAGATGATCTGTGACTGGTGGGCATTCAGCTGGATTAAAGGTGACCTTTCCGAAATGTTTGCCTGGTATAAAGACCATGCCGATTATATTAAGTTACACAATAACACTCGTTCGATTGTAGAAGAAATTCTGGAAATGATTCGGACGAAGCTTACGGAGGTAGAAAATGCTGAAAATTGAAAACACCGAGGTTATGGGCTGGAAGCACGCCATTCGTGGTATGCGAAACCCTAAGAACTCTTGGGAGAAGAGTGATAGTGGTGTTTGCGCCACGCATGGTCCAGCTCATTGCGCAGATTGTGTATACACTGATTGCCACGCTGACGATGTCGAGATTGGCACAAAATATATTCTCGGTCCTAACGACCTCAACCTCATGACTACCCTCCGCAACGCAGGCACTGACCATCGCAAGTTCATGCGGATGATTACGGTCTATCTTGACATCACCGCCCCGCTGTACTGGTGGAAAGAGTTCGATACCTACAAGGTGGGTACGGTTGCCAACTCCTGCTCGACTATGCACAAGATTGCGGCGAAGGAATTTACGCTGGAGGATTTCAGCCATGAACATTTGGACGTAGTTTCGCGGAGCTGCTTAGAAGGTGTTATACATATTCTAAATCTTAATAGAGATTCGTTTAATAAAAATGCCTACGACGACCCAAAGATCCCATGGTGGCAGATGATCCAGCTTCTCCCCAGTTCATACAACCAGAAGCGGACGGTCATGCTGAACTATGAGGTTCTGGCGAACATCTACAAGTCCCGTCGTAACCACAAGCTCGATGAGTGGCATACTCTCTGCGACTGGATTGAGAGACTACCTTATTCTGAGCTTATTACTGGTAAGGAGGAAAAAGCAGATGTTTGATGCCGGAGTAAAAGAAACCTTATGTACTCGCTGCGCTCATCGGGAAGTATGTGCCTATAAGCAGGACTTCCTTGATATTATCAAAGCAGTTGAAAACGCGGCTGTGACCAGAGACACACCCGATGGAAAAATCACATCAAAGAAAGTGATTCATTATGATTTTATCAGTGAGATCTCTGTTGGTTGTAAATACCATCAAAACTGGACGGAAACCTATCGTTCCGGAGAAGCAATTCTCTGAAACTGCACGAAAAATACACCCCCTATTATGAAAGGAGGTAACGCACAATGAATTATTTTCTGGCAGTTAATGATCGGCAACTCGGCACTTGTTTGAGAATGCTGTTTGCTGAGAAACTTCAACCTGCTGTCCAGACCGTATTGAACGAAAAGGGCAAGATTGAGTTTCACATCAGCATTGCAGCAGATCAGGAAGTGTTCGAAGAACTGAACGAACGCTACAAGATCATGATTTCGTAAGTTACTCGATTTTGAAGGTAAAGGGGCCGTAACAAGCCCTTTTACTTTTGTTGTGTTTATGGTAAAATACTGTAAGGAGGTCATCAAATGAGAATTATTCGAGACATATTTTGGATATTGTTGATTATTACTGTGCCGGTAGCAATCTTTGATAAATTCTTTAGACCTTATTGCATGACCGTTATTGAAAGGATGTGTAACAAGGATGAAAGTTAAATCCAGAATGTCCTGTCCTGTTCGAAGAAAAGACGGTACATGGACAACTGTTATCAGAGAATTTGAGGAAGATATTCCGGATCTCGGACGAGAAGAGCTTATCTGTAACAAATGCGGACGCCCTGATTATCCGAAATGCAAGGAAACGGTTTGTGAAGCCTGGAAATACCACAAATCGAAAAATTAACAAGTCATGTAAGAGCTGAGGTTAAACCTTGGCTCTTATTTTTTGTGTAAAGGAGAAAAACATGCTTGCCAGAGAAGCGACAAAAGCGGATATTCAGGCTGTTCGTGACCGTCTGCGGGAAGCAAAAGAACAACGTCAGCTTGATATTCAAATAAACCAGGCTATTGCACTGGTGAATCGTAATCACAGGAGGAAAAAATATGACACCGAACGATTATCAGCAGGCAGCTCTTCGCACAGCCCCAGGAGATTTACCGCCTGAGAAACTTCTGCTCAATGGCTTAATGGGACTGAACGGAGAAGCCGGCGAAGCAATTGATATTTTGAAAAAGCATCTGTTTCAGGGGCATGAGCTGGACACTGCACATATGGCTAAAGAGCTTGGAGATGTGGCTTGGTATCTCGCTGTAAGTGCAAACGCTATTGGGTATGACCTTGAAACCATCATGCAGATGAATGTGGATAAACTGAAAGCCAGGTATCCGGATGGTTTCGACGCTGAACACAGTCTGCATCGCAATCAGGATGATATTTAAGGAGGGTTTTCTATGAATGAACAATTTGGAGAAAAGGTAAAAACTATTTTTGATAGTATTACCGTTCTTCAGGCAAAAGATAGCGACTTGAAACGAGATAACGCCAACATCAACGGTGACTCCCCTATGGGGGCTATGCTGCAATATGGTGCCAATACCGCTAAGGAGTACAATCTGGAGTATTTGATTAAACCTGCAATTGCAGAACTTCACCGCGATGGTTGGATTCACATACATGACCTTGACTTCTATGCATGGACGACGACCTGCACGCAGATTGAACTTCGCAAACTCTTTAAGAATGGATTCAATACCGGGCACGGCCATCTGAGAGCACCAAAAAGCATTGGTTCGTATGCAGCTTTGGCTGCTATTGCTATCCAGTCAAATCAAAATGACCAGCATGGCGGACAGAGTGTTGTGGACTTCGATTATGCTATGGCTGAGGGTGTCCGTTACACCTATCAGAAGTACCTGAAAGAGGGTTATGAGATCTGCGAACGCCTCAATGACCTGAAAGATAAGGAATGGATTCTGGACTATGCTATGGAAAAGACCACTCGTGACACCTACCAGGCGATGGAGGGGCTGATTCACAATCTAAACACCATGCATTCCCGTGCAGGCGCTCAAGTCCCATTCAGCTCTATTAACTATGGTACAGATACATCCTGGGAAGGTCGCCTCGCTATCGAGCAGCTTCTCCTTGCTACAGAGGCAGGACTCGGAAACGGCGAAACTCCTATCTTCCCGATTCAGATTTTCCGAGTCAAGGAAGGTGTCAACTATAATCCGGACGACCCGAACTATGACCTGTTTGAATTGGCGATGAAGGTAAGTGCTAAGAGGCTTTTCCCCAACTTCGCTTTCATTGATGCTCCATTCAATCTCCAGTATTATAAGTCCGGTCATCCTGAGACAGAGGTTGCATATATGGGCTGCCGAACTCGTGTGATGGGAAATGTTTACGACCCATCTCGTGAGATCGCTCCTGGTAGAGGCAATTTGAGTTTTACCTCCATCAACCTGCCCCGACTTGGCATTGAGTCCAAAGGTGACTACCTTACTTTCTTCAAACTGTTGGATAAAATGCTTGACGCGACGATGCAGCAGCTTCTCGACCGATACAAAATTCAGGCTTCGAGAATTGTTCGTAACTTCCCATTCCTTATGGGAGAAGGTGTCTGGATGGACTCTGACGGGCTTTCTCCCGATGACACGGTTGGAGATGTCTTGAAGCATGGGACACTGTCTATCGGCTTCTGTGGGCTTGCAGAGTGCCTTGTAGCGCTTAACGGCAAGCATCACGGTGAAGATGAGTTTTCTCAGGAACTTGGCTTGCGTATTGTCGGTTATATTCGTGACTACTGCAATCGCAAGAGTACCGAACTCGGTATGAATGTGACCTGTCTGGCTACTCCCGCTGAGAGTTTGGCTGGGAGGCTGCTTCGATCTGACAGGGAAAGATACGGAATTATCAAAGGAGTTACCGACCGTGAATACTACACCAACAGCTTCCATGTTCCGGTATATTATCATCTTCCTGCACTTAAGAAAATTGATATTGAAGCACCGTATCATGCTCTTACCAACGCAGGTCACATTTCTTATGTTGAGTTAGATGGTGACCCGACTAAGAACCTTGCCGCATTCGAGCGGGTTGTAAGGCACATGAAAGAAGCTGGCATTGGCTATGGCAGCATCAACCATCCTGTAGATCGAGATCCGGTCTGCGGTTATAACGGAATTATCAACGATGTTTGCCCCTGCTGCGGACGAAGCGAGGCTGATGGAATTCCGTTCGAACGCATTCGTCGTATCACTGGATATTTGGTCGGAACTCTCGATAAGTGGAATGACGCTAAGCGTGCGGAGGAGCGGGATCGTGTCAAGCATGAAGTTGATTCGAATTTCAGGGATTGAGCAAGAGTCCATCGTTGATGGGGAAGGAATCCGCTATGTGATATTTACACAGGGTTGTCCGCATCATTGCTCCGGCTGTCACAATCCTCAAACCCACCCTTTTGGTGGCGGAAAACTCGTGTCGATCGAAGACATATTCGATGATATTTCAAAAAGAAAAGATTGGATAGATGGTATCACCCTTTCCGGAGGTGAACCGTTCTGTCAGATTTACCAGTGTGCTCTGATTGCTGAAAAAGCTCATGAAATGGGGCTTAGCGTTTGGTGCTACACTGGTTATCTTTTTGAAGACTTGTACAGGCAAGGCATCGAGCTTCTGAAACATATTGATGTGCTTGTTGACGGCCCGTTCGTACAGTCTGAAAAATCGTTGGAGCTTGACTTCAGAGGAAGCCGTAATCAGCGAGTCATTGATATTCCGGAAAGCTTGAAAGAAGGCGTAGCAATCTTGAAACAAACTTAGAAGAAAGGAGTACCTGTATCATGGCGAACACTACTAATCCTCGACGAAATGCCGAAGGATATTCTGACCCGACTGCTTACGAAGCCCTCAAGAACATTGAGCGTGAAGAAGACGAAAGATTTCATAGGCTGCTGCATACACTGTTTTACTTGTGTGAGTTGGCTGACTTCGAGATCGAAGGTCGGATTATTCTGGTTGATAAACGGAACGGACGGGTTTGGAGATGAGAAAAATGAGTCCGTACATACTTGAAAATCGAGTAAATTTTAGCCCGGTTTTGTTTGGCGGATTTGGGCAAAAGCCCACTTTTGAAAAAATTTTTGAGCGTGTACGGACAATTTTCTTGAAAAAAGCCCAGAAAAAGTGGGCAAAAGCCCGGTTTTGAAAACCAAAAGTGGGCAGAAAAATTCGGAGGCATTTTCTGAAAATGGCACTTTTTAGGCGTTTTTTGCCCCAAAATGGCCGATTTGCGCCGATTTGAAATTTTTATTGTGAAAAAAGCCCACTTTCCCACTTTTATTTCTTATTTAATTGCGATAAAAAGTTTTAATAAATATATAAATAGGGCGAGAAAAGTGGGCATTTGACCAGAAGCCAAAATACATAGCACAAGTCGAGGAAAATGTCAAGACTTTTTACCGAAAGTTCTTCCTTTTTCTTTCAGACTGTGCTATACTATAAGCGCCACACAATCTAATATGTTCAAGTCGTTTAGGGAAAACTGCTTTGGTAAAAAGTGTTTTCTCTCTTTACTCATTTCATTTGTCCCTTTGCGGCTTGATTGAGATTGTGTGGCAACAATGAGGGTTGACACTTTTTCAGTGCGTCTCTCGTTGTGGGGGCGCACTTTTTTAATGCCCTCAGAAAGGATGGGTTAATGAGATGAGGAAGTTCTTAGCAGTGTGCATGGCAATAGTCATGATATTTACCATTACAGGATGCGGTTCAGAAGGCCATGATGGCGAAGCCAAAACCCCATCGGGTTCCAGTATTCAGAAAGGTAGAGATTATCAAAAGGTCGTTGAAGAATTTGAAAGCAGTGGTTTCACTAACATCAAACTTGAAAAACTTGACGATCTTGTCACCGGCTGGCTTACAAAAGATGGAGAAGTCGAATCTGTTTCTGTGGATGGCGACACTGGATATTCTGCTGATGCTTGGTATCCGGCAAATGTTGAGGTTGTGATTACTTATCATACATTCCCAGAGAAAGAGAATTCCGAAACGAATGACGAACCAGTTTCAACCGAAGAACCTTCTGTTGATATTTTGACGGTAGACAATTCTCCTGAATTGGCAGCAATACTTTCACTTAAAGCAGATATGGATCAATCGTATGCCGATTTTGCAGAAGCTCATAAGAACCAGGTTATAGAGTTTGACGGATGCATTACCTATCTCACGAATCACGATGACTACAATACCAGATACGACTTACTTATTAGCGCCGGAGATTATGTAGATGAAAATACTGCAAATCCTGGTCCGACTTTTAAGTTTAAGGATGTTGGGGTGTATGATTTAGGAGACGGACTTACACTTGCTGATTATATCAAAGTTGGCAGCAATGTAAGAATCCAGGCCAAAGTGCGGAGTTACAATTCTGATACCGGTCTCTTTGAACTTGATCCAGTAAGTGTAGAAGCCCGATAACAAACAACTTTATATTTGACCGAGATGCTTAAACAGTGTCTCGGTCTTTTTTTATGCTTTTCCGCCGCGCGAAAAAAACATGCCCTTTTATGAAGAGAGGAGTAAAAAAGCTATTTTTAAGAATAGGCATTCTCTTTTCAGCTTTGAACATTCACATGAAAGGAGGCTCATTTGCCATATGCTCGAAAGTCAATTTCAGGCGAAGCTCATTAAAGAGCTCAAGAAACTTTTTCCAGGTTGCATCGTAATGAAGAGTGACTCTGGATATTTGCAGGGCATTCCCGATCTGCTTATTCTGTTCAATGACAAATGGGCTGCTCTGGAATGTAAGCAACACGCTGGCGCAAAAAAGCAACCGAACCAAGAATATTATGTGGGCAAGATGGATGAGATGTCTTTCTCCAGATTCATTTGCCCCGAGAACAAGGAGGAAGTGCTGCATGATCTTCAACAATCATTCCAATCTTGAAGGGCAACACGCTTTTCTTGGTGCCAGCAAGTATCATTGGATTAACTACGACGAAGCAAAAGTGGCCGATGCTTATTCAAAGTTTTTGGCTACGCAGCGGGGAACCGTTCTGCATGATTTTGCTTGTCAATGTATTACTCTGGGACAAAAGCTTCCCAAGTCGCAGAAGACATTAAACATGTATGTCAACGATGCAATCAGTTTTCGCATGGTGCCTGAGCAAATTCTGTTTTATTCGGAAAACTGCTTTGGTACCGCAGATACAATTGTGTTCCGAAACGGTACTCTTCGTATTCATGACCTTAAAACCGGCGTTGTGCCGGCACACATGGAGCAGCTTGAAATATATGCTGCTCTTTTTTGTTTGGAGTATAAGGTGAAGCCCTCAGAAATCGAGATGGAGCTTCGTCTGTACCAGAACAATGAAATTCTGTATCACACACCCACTGCCGAAGATATTGTGCCAATTATGGACAAGATCATTACATTCGACAAGGTTATCAGAAAAATTAAAGAACAGGAGGGTTAAACCATGAGTCTCACGGATGATATTTTAATGCATTACGGTATGCCCAGAAGGTCTGGTCGTTATCCTTGGGGTTCGGGTGATAACCCTTATCAGCACAGCGGCGATTTTCTTTCCCGTGTGGAAGAGTTGAAGAAGTCCAATTTCACTTTTACTGATAAGGATGGAAAAACCTACACAGGAGAAGTAGCCATTGCAAAATCTATGGGGCTGAGCACAACACAGTTTCGCACTCAGATGAGCCTCGCAAAGGATGAACGCCGTTCTGCTGATGTTGCCACTGCTAAAGCTCTTCGAGCTAAAGGTTACAGTTTGAATGAGATTGCTGACAAAATGGGCTTTGCTAACGATTCTTCAGTTCGTTCCCTCTTGAATGAGAGTTCAGAAGCTCGTATGAACCAGGCAAAGCAAACCGCCGAATTTCTGAAAAAGCAGATTGCGGAAAAAGGCATGATTGATGTCGGAACCGGAGTCGAAAGAGAGCTTGGTATCTCGAAAGAGAAGATGAACCAGGCTCTTTATATTTTGGAAATGGAGGGCTACCCCATTTATGGCGGTGGAGTGCCCCAGGTGACCAATCCAGGCAAACAGACAAACATCAAAGTCCTTTGTCCTCCCGGAACAGAGCACAAGGAGATTTATAATTTTGAGAATGTTCATTCTGTCAGAGATTATGTATCTCATGATGATGGCGAGACATTTGATAAATTTGTCTACCCCAAGAGCATGGACTCAAGCCGTTTGAAAATCCGTTATGCAGAAGATGGCGGTATTCAGAAAGACGGTGTTATCGAAATCCGTCGTGGTGTAGACGACTTGTCTCTTGGTGATTCTCACTATGCTCAGGTTCGTATTCTGGTAGACGGCAACAGATATTTGAAAGGAATGGCTGTCTATTCTGATGATCTTCCTGATGGTGTGGATGTGATGTTTAACACCAATAAGAAAAAAGGAACTCCGACATCGGATGTTCTGAAGAAGGTCAAGGATGATCCTGACAATCCATTTGGTTCCCTTATCAAAGCCGGTGGGCAGAGTTACTACATTGACTCTGATGGTAACCGGCAGCTTTCCCTTATCAACAAGCGTGCTGAAGAGGGTGATTGGGGTGAATGGGCAGATAAACTCCCATCCCAGTTTCTTTCCAAGCAGAGTTTGAGCCTGGTTAATAAGCAACTGAATCTGGCGGCGTCCGATAAGATGGCTGAGTTTGACGAGATCTGCTCACTGACCAATCCGACAGTCAAGAAATCACTGTTGAAGTCCTTTGCGGATGATTGCGACTCCGCTGCTGTACATCTTCAGGCGGCTGCGCTTCCTCGTCAGAAATATCAGGTAATTCTACCTATCACTTCGATGAAAGACAACGAAGTGTATGCTCCGAATTATAAGAATGGTGAAACGGTAGCATTGGTTCGTTATCCGCATGGCGGCACTTTTGAGATTCCTATCTTAACCGTAAACAACAAGCAGGCAGAAGCTCGCCGAATTCTGGGTAACACACCTAAAGATGCAATCGGTATTAACAGCAAGGTTGCGGAACGCCTTTCCGGTGCTGATTTTGATGGCGATACCGTTATGGTCATTCCCTGTAACTCCAGTAAAAGCAAGGTCAAAATCACATCTACTCCTCCTCTGAAGGGGCTTGAGGGATTTGACCCTAAACTGGAGTATGGCGGAAAACCTTCTGGTACTTTCAAGCCTATGAAGAACACACAGAAAGAGATGGGTGTCATTTCTAATCTGATTACTGACATGACTTTGAAGGGTGCCACACAGGATGAACTTGCAAGAGCGGTTCGCCATAGCATGGTGGTTATTGATGCTGAAAAGCACAAGCTGGACTATAAACAGAGCGAGATTGACAATGGCATCAGCTCTTTGAAAAAGAAGTATCAAGGCACGGTTGATGAGGATGGAAGATACCATGAGGGCGCTTCAACTCTGATTTCCCGTGCTAAATCTGAAACTTCGGTCACCAAGAGACAAGGCAGTCCCAAAATCGACGAAAAGACAGGCGAATACATATGGAAAGATGTAGATGACCCTGTTTATGTCGACAAGCGGACTGGTAAAGTCAAAGAGCGTACGCAGCCGAGCACTAAGATGGCTGAAGCAAAGGATGCCTATACCCTGGTCTCTGAAGCTGATACCCCCGTGGAGCGCGCTTATGCAAGCTATGCCAATAAGATGAAAGCCCTGGGTAATCAGGCTCGTCTTGAGATCCTCTCCACCGGAAAAGTACCCTACTCCGCCACTGCAAAAGAGGCCTATCAAGCTGAAGTTGACTCTTTGAATGCTAAGCTTAATGTAGCTTTGAAGAATGCGCCAAGAGAAAGACAGGCTCAGACTATGGCTAATGCGGTAGTAGCTGCTAAAAAACAGGACAACCCGGATATGACAAAGGGCGAACTCAAGAAAGCAAGCCAGCAGGCACTTACTCAAGCTCGTGCCTCTGTTGGTGCAAAGCGAGAGACCATCAAGATCACAGACCGTGAATGGGAAGCAATTCAGGCTGGTGCTATCAGTGAGAATAAGCTTACCCAAATCATTGACAATGTGGACATTGACAGTCTTAGACAGCGCGCAACACCGAGAGCAACAACTACTCTCAGCACTGCAAAGCAGAATAAGATTGCTTCGATGAATGCTTCTGGCTACAGTACATCAGAAATTGCTGAAGCTCTTGGCATTTCTACAAGCACAGTGTCAAATTACTTGAATTGAAAGGAGTGACTGGCATGAATGGTTCTTGTGCCCTTACCACATTTGACAACCCTTACAATCCATTTGAACAGTTCTCCGATTGGTTCCTGTTTGATGTGGAAAAGGGTTACAACACTTGCGCTTATCTCGATCGAATTGCTCACACTTCTGACCAATTCTCTGAAGAAGAGAACAATCAAGAGATTGAAAGAGCGATTGACGAGATCATTCGTTATGACTTCATGAATATTTACAAGAAAGTGAAGAGAACGAAGACAACAAAAGCAGATAAGGCTTGAACTATAGGTTGAGGTCTAATGCTCTTTGAATAAAATTTTTGTTTTCTTTTCTGAAAATATTTGAATTTGAAGTCAATACAAACAAATTATCACTTGATCTGCACTGCTGCCGCAGGGCTTAAAGGCATGGGGAGGGGGTCTCCAAAATTGCACCCCCTACCTCATCGCGGTGGTCTTAAAAAAATCTCCGGAGGGATATTTTGGGAATGGGGCTTACCCACCTCGGGTGCAGTATTTGAACGAGCTTACAGGGTTGAAGTATTTTCCATAAAGTGTGAACATCTCCTTTCATGTTTCTTTTCTCCTTTCGGTGATTGGTGGAAATTCAGCTCTGTAAGTTCTTTCAAATACTGCACCTATTCTTACCTAAAAGAGTATCAGTTTAGACAGAAAGTGCAGCACAAGTATGCGGATATGGCGGAACTGGCAGACGCAATAGACTCAGAATTTATTGGAGGTAACTCCGTGCAGGTTCAACTCCTGTTATCCGCACCAAATTTTTAAGAGAGGAGGCAGTGCTAATGCCAAAAGGTAAAGCTGCAAGCTCTTCCGACTCAAATAGCCCATTGAGACCACCGACATCTCTCGAAGCGCAAGAGAACTTAATGATTTCTTTGGCGGTTCAATGTGCTGAAAAGCAGCTCAGAGACGGAACTGCTTCTTCTCAAGTCATAACGCATTATTTGAAACTTGGTTCCAGTAAGGAACGAATCGAAAAGGAGATTCTGGAGAAGCAGAAAGAGCTTATCGAAGCGAAGACCAAGAATCTAAATTCCAATAGTGAAGCCAAAGAGTTGTACAACAAGGCTCTTGAAGCGTTTAGGAGATATTCAGGTGCAGGCGGTGATGATGATGATGAATATTAAAACTTATTCAGAGTTGATTACACTGCCGACATTTGAAGAACGGTTTTGTTATTTGAAACTCGATGGCTCTGTTGGGAAAGAGACTTTCGGTTTTAAGCGCTGGCTGAACCAAGAGTTCTATCATTCAGACAAGTGGTTAAGATTCAGAGATGAAATTATCATTCGTGATGAAGGTTGCGATCTCGGAGTACCGGGTTATGAAATCTTTGGCTCAATATTGATTCATCATCTGAATCCCATCACTTATGAAGACTTGTTGAATCAGAGCCCATGTGTCTTCGATCCGGAGAATGCAATATGCACCAAGTTGAATACGCATAATGCTATTCACTATGGTGATAAGAGTTTGTTACTTCTCCCTCCAGTACAGCGCACACAAAATGATACATGCCCCTGGCGAAAATGATGAAAGGAGAAACCCAATGGAAAATGAAATCTATGAAAATTCTGTTCTTGATGAATCGACCGAAAACATCGAGGAGCAGGAAGCTGGGCTTTGCGAAGATGCAGCTCGGAATGTGATCGGGGTTGTTACCGATTGTCTGAAGCTAAACATTCGTGAAAAGCCGAGTAAGGATTCCAGAGTAGTAACGGTTGTGACATGTCTTGACGAATTGGAAATTGACATGGGCGATTCCAATGATGATTGGTACGCTGTCTGTACTGCTACCGGTATCGAAGGATTCTGCATGAAGAAATTTGTAGCCGTCAGGCAGTAAGGAGAAAACGATATGGACAGTATACTGACATCGATTAAAAAGCTGCTCGGAATTGCTGAAGAGTATGAGCACTTTGACCCGGACATCGTCATGTACATCAATTCGGCATTCTCAGTCTTGACGCAGCTCGGTGTTGGTCCCGAAGAAGGATTCCGTATCGAAGATGCAAGTAAGACATGGTCTGAATTCCTGTACGATGATCCTCGTCTTGAATTTGTAAAAACCTTTATCTACCTGAAGGTAAGACTGGCATTCGACCCGCCGTTGAGTTCGGCTGTTATGGAAGCAATCAACCGACAGATCAGCGAGCTTGAGTGGCGTATCAATGTGACAGTCGACCCTGATTAAAAATGAGAGGAGGATTTCAAAATGGATAATACAACACTCGCCCATCACGGTATTATCGGCATGAAATGGGGAGTCCGGCGCTATCAGAATAAAGATGGCACTCGTACCGCGGCCGGAAAGAAAAGAGAAAGTTCTTCTAACTCTGATGCTCCTGCTCATGAGGACTATGCTAAAGCTCATAACAGTAAGAGCGTTAAATCTATGAGTGATGCAGAGCTTCGTAACCGACTGAATCGTCTTCAGATGGAGAAACAGTACAGTCAATTGTCTTCGACTGATGTGAATCGTGGAAAGGAATATGTATCAAAAACTCTGAAAGTTGCCGGAACAATTGCAACCGCTACTTCGACCGCCTTAACCATTTACAATAACTACGGCAAGATCAAAGAAATTGTAAACGGTATGGCTAAGAAAGCTGGCTAAGGAGGTACTTATGGCATTATCAAACACTGCCGTTCCCAAGTATTATGGCATGTTTCGTGATGCCGTGATTCGAGGGGAAATCCCAGTCTGCAAAGAGATCTCTATGGAAATGAACCGTATTGATGATCTCATCGCTAATCCGGGTGTGTACTATGATGACCAAGCTGTTGAGGGATGGATCGCTTATTGTGAGTCCGAACTTACTCTAACAGATGGCTCTGACCTCAGCTTATTGGATAGCTTCAAACTTTGGGGTGAACAGATCTTTGGTTGGTATTATTTTGTTGAGCGAAGCGTGTATCAACCGAATCCAGATGGTCACGGTGGGCACTATGTTCGCAAGAATGTGAAAAAAAGGCTGATTAACAAACAGTATTTGATCGTTGCACGAGGCGCCGCTAAATCAATGTACGGCTCAACCTTGCAGGGTTACTTTCTGAATGTTGATACTTCTACTACTCATCAGATCACCACCGCCCCCACAATGAAGCAAGCGGAGGAGGTCATGTCCCCTCTTCGCACCGCTATCACCCGTTCAAGAGGACCGCTGTTTCAGTTCCTGACAGAAGGCTCTTTACAAAACACAACTGGTTCCAAAGCGAATCGCACAAAGTTAGCCTCTACAAAAAAGGGCGTTGAAAACTTCCTGACGGGTTCGCTTCTTGAGGTCAGACCCATGAGCATCAATAAACTCCAGGGTCTACAAATCAAGGTTGCAACCGTTGATGAGTGGCTTTCCGGTGACATTCGAGAGGACGTTATCGGTGCTATTGAGCAGGGTGCATCCAAGGTGAATGACTATATCATTGTTGCAATCAGCTCGGAAGGTACGGTTCGTAACGGAAGCGGCGACACCATCAAAATGGAGTTGATGGACATCCTTAAGGGTGACTACATCAATCCCCATGTTTCCATTTGGTGGTACAAGCTTGATTCCATTGACGAAGTTGGAGACCCGGAAATGTGGCTCAAGGCTAATCCGAATCTCGGAAAAACTGTAAGCTATGAAACTTATCAGCTTGATGTTGAACGAGCTGAAAAAGCTCCAGCTGCCCGAAACGATATTCTTGCAAAGAGATTTGGGCTGCCTATGGAGGGCTACACCTATTACTTCACTTATGAAGAAACTCTTCCGCATCGAAAGAGGGACTACTGGCAGATGCCTTGTTCTCTCGGTGCAGACTTATCGCAGGGCGATGACTTCTGCGCATTTACATTCTTGTTTCCTCTGCCAAATGGTTCTTTTGGTATCAAGACACGAAACTATATTACCTCTACAACTTTAATGAAGCTGCCTGCTGCTATGAGGATCAAGTACGATCAATTCATGGCGGAGGGCAGTTTAATTGTTTTAGAGGGTGCTGTACTTAATATGATGGATGTCTATGAAGATTTGGATAACCATATTCAGGAGTGCGGATATGATGTTCGGTGTCTTGGGTTTGACCCTTATAACGCAAAAGAATTTGTAGCGAGATGGGAATCTGAAAATGGTCCGTTTGGAATTGAGAAAGTTATCCAAGGCGCTAAAACTGAGTCGGTTCCACTTGGAGAACTGAAAAAGCTTTCTGAAGAAAGAATGCTTATTTTCGACGAGGACCTTATGACCTTCGCTATGGGTAACTGCATTACCCTTGAAGATACAAATGGAAACCGTAAACTTTTGAAGAAGCGATACGAGCAGAAAATCGATGCTGTTGCGGCAATGATGGACGCTTATATTGCTTATAAACTCAATCGAGACGCATTTGAATAAGGAGGTGGTCAAGTTGGATGAGATGTATCATCATGGTATTCTCGGTCAGAAATGGGGCGTTCGCCATTTCCAGAACAAAGACGGAACTTTGACCGCCGCAGGTCAAAAGCGTTTGGAAAAGAAAGACGCAAAGTGGGCTCATAAAAACCACGACAAAATCGTATCTAAAGCCCGCAAAGATGTTTCCAAAGAACTCGATCAGTATACCAATCAACTATTGAAAAATCCTTCTTCCGTGACATCGAAAGGTAAAATCAGTTCTTCGGCTATCAATTCCTATAATCGGAAGATGGCTGAACTGATGAATGAGTCCGTCAAGAATGTTACCGCACCTTCAGGGCGTGTCGTTCAATTCGTTGCAAAACGAGGTGAAGTCGGCGTGCATATGGCTCTGGCTGACAGAGGCTATGATATGCAGCAGCTGAAGAATGGTATCTGGGCTTCCGGTCGAGTTGCCTATAAGAAGAAAAATGTTGATATGGTTTAAGGAGGTGATGATTCAAAATGGAGATGTCTTTTGGTTCCAGACTGAAACATGCTTGGAATGCGTTTACTGGTAATGTTCAAACGAATTACCGGGATTTAGGTATGAGCTACTCATACCGAGCTGACAGACCAAGAATGTCCAGAGGCAATGAAAGATCAATCGTCACATCGGTTTATAACCGAATTGCGCTTGATGTTGCGGCCCTGAATGTTCAGCATGTTCGGTTGGATGAAAATGGGCGTTTTCTTTCGGTCATCGATGACGGATTGAATAATTGCCTCACGTTGGAAGCGAATGTCGATCAGACGGCACGGTCGTTCGTTCAGGATGTAGTTATCTCTATGTTTGATGAAGGAAGCGTGGCTATTGTTCCGGTCGACACCACGACTGACCCAAATGTGTCCGGTTCGTATGATATACAGTCTCTGCGTGTCGGACAGATTTTAGACTGGTATCCGCAGTATATTCGTGCTCGTGTGTACAATGAACAAACGGGCAGAAAAGAAGATATTGTGGTGCCGAAAAGTGCAGTGGCTATCATTGAGAATCCGCTGTACGCAGTTATCAATGAGCCGAACTCAACTATGCAGCGGCTCATTCGTAAACTTAACCTACTTGATGTCATTGATGAGCAAAGCGGATCTGGAAAACTTGATTTGATTATTCAGCTTCCTTATGTAATCAAGACAGAAGCAAGGCGTCAACAGGCCGAAAATCGGCGTAAAGATATAGAAAACCAGTTGTCAGGTTCAAAGTATGGTATCGCTTATACTGATGGTACTGAGCATATCACACAGTTGAATCGTTCCGTGAACAACAACCTAATGTCCCAGATTGAATACTTGACGAGTATGCTATACAGCCAGTTGGGGATCACTCAGAGCATTTTGGATGGAACAGCGGACGAGAAGACAATGCTGAACTATAACAACCGGACAATTGAGCCGATCATTTCCGCTATTGTTGATGAGATGAAACGAAAGTTTCTGACCAAAACTGCCCGATCACAACACCAGTCAATTTCATTCTTCAGAGACCCGTTCAAACTGGTTCCTGTTAATGAAATCGCTGAAATTGCTGACAAATTCACGAGAAATGAAATCATGACTTCGAATGAAATTCGTCAGGTCGTTGGTATGAAACCTTCTGATGACCCAAGAGCAGACGAACTCAGGAATAAGAATCTGAGTGAACCGTCCGGCTCCGATCAGCAGTCGGAAGAAGCACCAATCACCACAGACAATTCAGTTGAAGAGTCAGCAAGTGATTTGGACGACAAAATCTCTAAGCAAAAATCGAAAAAGTAAGGAGGAAATTCAAAATGAGTAGACCTTTTTCGGTTGAGGCTTGTGATTTCAGCGGCTGGGCAACCCGAAATGACCTTAAGTGTTCCGATGGGCGAGTAATTCGTCGGGACGCCTTTAAGAATAACGACGGTATTAAAGTCCCGCTGGTCTGGAATCATCAGCACAACAGTCCTCGTGATGTTCTCGGTCATGCATGGCTTGAGAACCGTGAGGAAGGTGTTTACACCTATGGCTTCCTCAATGACACCGCTGACGGTGAAATTGCGAAAGTCCTTATCAAGCATGGTGACATTTGCGCTCTGTCCATTTACGCCAATCAACTTCAGCAGGCTGGTCCTGATGTACTGCATGGTTGTATTTGTGAGGTGAGTCTTGTGCATAAGGGTGCTAATCCTGGTGCATTTATTGACTCTATGCTGAAGCATGGTGAAATGTCCGATGATGAAGCTATCATCTATACCGGAATGCCTCTTTGCCTTTCCCATTCTGCCGAGTCTAAGGATGAGCAGAAAGAGGAGGAAAAGAAGGAGAATACCAAAGAGGACAAGCCTGCCGAAAGCAAGGAAGAGAAGAAGGACGATGAAGAGACGGTTGCTGATGTAATCGACTCTATGTCCGAAAAGCAGCAGAACGTCATGTATGCACTTATTGCACAGGCTCTCGAAGGTGAACCTGAAAAGGAATCCAAAGATGATTCCGATAACAAATCTGAATCCAATAAGGAGGATAACACAATGAAACATAATGTCTTTGACAACGATCAGCAGAAGAAGACCGAGGTTCTGTCTCACGCTGTCCAGGCAAGCATCATTTCCATGGCTAAGTCCAACAGCGTCGGCAGTCTTCGTACTGCTATGGATATCTATGGGGAGCAGAATCCTGACAGCGTTCTGGCTCACGGCATCGATGATATCGAAACTCTGTTTCCTGAGTACAAAGATGTCCGTCCCGGTGCTCCTGAACTGCTCACTACTGACCAGGGTTGGGTAAACGAGGTTCTGAAGAAAGTTCATAAGAGCCCTATCTCCCGTATCCGTACCCGTCAGGCTGACCTGCGTAACATTGAGGCTCTTCGTGCCAAGGGTTACAAGAAGGGCACTCAGAAGGGTTATGTCGGCAACATCCAGCTGCTCCACAGAACTACCGATCCTCAGACCGTGTATGTGAAGAGCAAGCTTGACCGTGACGACATCATCGATATTCAGGACTTTGATGTGGTGCAGTACCTGTACGGCATCGACCGTATGAATCTGAACGAGGAGCTGGCAACGGCTATCATGATCGGCGATGGTCGTGAGGTTGGTGCTGACGGTAAGATTGCTGAGGATAAGATCCGCCCGATCTGGCTGGATGACGAGCTGTACACCATTCATGCTGATGTCGACATTGCCGGCATGAAGAGCACGCTTCAGGGCACCAACACTTCCGCTAATTTCGGCGAGAATTACATTTATGCAGAAGCCGTGATCCAGTCTCTGTTGTACGCTCGTGAGAAGTATAAGGGCTCTGGCACTCCCGACTTCTACTGCACGCCTCATCTGGTCAATGTCATGCTGCTTGCCCGTGACCTGAATGGTCGCCGCATCTATGACAAGGTCAGTGATCTGGCTGCGGCTCTGAATGTCGGTCGGATCATTACGGCGGAGCAGTTCGAGGGTAAGACTCGTACTACTACGGACAGCAAGACCAAGAAGCTTCTGGGTCTTATGGTCAACCTGGCTGACTATTCTCTGGGCGCTACCAAGGGCGGTGAAATCACTCACTTCACTGATTTCGACATCGACTTCAACCAGGAGAAGAGCCTGCTGGAGACTCGTTGCTCCGGTGCTAACACTCGTGTTATGTCCGCTATTGCTCTGGAAGAGGATGTCACTGACCGCCCTTAACGAGTCTCACGGTTGAACCTGCGGACGGTGAGACGGAATTGCTCGGTAAAACCGCAGCAGATTTGCAGGAGAATGTTGCAATCTCCGGTAGAGAAATTACCGGTACGCTGAAGCTGGTCACCGATTACACGGGATTCAGCAGTGCGACCGATGAGCAGAGTGGTAACTATCTCGCTCTGCATGTAACTCAGGAACCGGAAGATGCAACGGTTACAGTGGAACTGATTGGCGGTAAGAATGGAGCAGTCGAACTGGACGACGATGGTTTGATTGTGCTGAAGATCGCCGATACGGCAAAGCAGTCGGTAAAGGTTACTGTCACCAATGGTGAAGATACCGCCACAAAGACTTATAGTCTTAAGGGACTGACCTTGGCGACTGAGTAAGGAGTGAAAATTCAAAATGGCTAAATTTTATGGAGTAATTGGCTACGCTGTAACAGAAGAGACTAAGCCGGGCGTTTGGACAGAGAAAATCATCGAGCGTATGTACTATGGTGATTTAACTCGTAACACTCGTAGGATTCAGTCTGCGGAACAACTCAACGACAACATCAATGTTGCGAATGAGATCAGTATCGTAGCCGATCCATTTGCCAATGAGAATTTTCATTCGATGAGGTATGTTGAGTTTATGGGTGCTAAATGGAAGGTGACAAGCGTTGAAGTTCAGTACCCAAGACTTATACTGACTGTGGGAGGTGTATACAATGGCGAGCAGGCTTGATCTGCAAACTTTCCTGGAAGAACTCCTTGAAAGCAAAAATGTGTATTTTCAACCTCCTGAGTCGGTAAAAATGAAATACCCCGCTATCGTTTATGCACTTGATGACATCGAAAATGTGCACGCCGATAACGGGGTTTATTCATCTCACAGACATTATTCGGTCACAGTCATTGACTCTGATCCGGATAGTGAGCTTGTCGGTAAGGTGGTTGCTATACCTACCTGCCGATTCGAACGATATTATACAAGCGAGAATCTGAATCACTGGAATTTCTCGCTCTATTTCTGATAAGGAGGAATATCTTTATGTCCAAAATCATTTGGGATAAAACTGGTGAACGCCTGTATGAAACTGGCTGTGACCATGGCGTTCTCTATCCGATGCAGCCCGGCGGCGTTTACAACAAGGGCGTTGCATGGAATGGTCTGACTGCCGTTACCGAGAGTCCTTCCGGTGCTGAGGCTTCCCCGATTTACGCCGATAACATCAAGTATGTGAACCTGGTTTCCAACGAGGAGTTCGGCGCTACCGTCGAGGCATATATGTACCCCGATGAGTTTGCTGAGTGCGATGGTTCTGTTGAGATCATGCCTGGTATGTATGCCGGTCAGCAGTCTCGTAAGACTTTCGGTTTGGCATATCGCACCATTCTGGGCAATGATACCGATCTGAACGATTACGGCTACAAGCTGCATCTGGTCTACGGCTGTCTGGCTGCTCCTTCCGAGAAGGGTTACAGTACGGTCAACGACAGCCCTGAGGCGGCTACTCTGTCCTGGGAGATCAGCACTACTCCTGTCTCCATCAACAAGCTGGTCAACGGTAAGAAGCTGAAGCCGACTGCTACGCTGACCTTTGACTCCACTAAGTTCAGTGCCGAGTTCATGACCCAGCTGGAAGAAATCCTGTATGGTAAGGACCCGACTACCACTGGCGGTAACGATGGTGTCGAGCCTCGCCTGCCTCTGCCCGATGAGATTATTGAACTGTTCGATAAGACTCAGAATCCGGAGGGCTAATCTCTAAAATCATGGAGCCGTATTCAGGTAAGCTGGCGGCTCCAACTTTTTTAATTTGAAAGGAGAAAATTTCAATGACTAAGGAAACTATCACTTATACCGATCTGAACGGTGTTCAGAGAACCGAAGATTTTTACTTCGACCTGTCTAAGCCTGAAATCGTAAAGATGCAGGCGAGCGCTAAAGGTGGCTACGATGTTCAGCTTAAGAGTATCGCTGCCAGTCCGAATGGTGCGCTTATTATGGAGTTCTTCGAGAACTTTATTAAGACCGCTTATGGTGAGAAGAGCGATGATGGCAGACGCTTCATGAAGTCCGAGGAGATTTCCAGAAGCTTTATGGAAACTCCCGCTTACGAGGTACTGTTCGAAAAGCTCGTCACCGATGCCGGTGCTGCATCCGAATTTGTAAATCGTGTGATGCGTGCTAACGGCAATAAGCAGGCTGCACCCATCGCATCTAATTAAAGAAAGCTCGGAGGACTAAGGAATGCTGAAAATTACTGTGCCGGCTGCCGAGTTTTGGGATGAAATTCACGAGGAATTTATCTACAAGAAAGAGCAGACTTTGCAGTTGGAGCATTCCTTAGTCTCTCTTTCAAAATGGGAAAGTAAATGGAACAAGGCATTTCTCGGTAAGCAAGAAAAAACTGATGAGGAGATTCTTGATTATGTACGATGCATGACTTTGACCCAGAATATCGATCCCGAAGTATATACTCGGCTGTCTGCTGAAAACTATGCCGCCATCAATGCGTATATCGAGGCACCAATGACTGCAACTTGTCTCATTGAAGATAAGCAAGCCAGAGGTCACAAGGAAACGGTTACATCTGAGCTTATTTATTACTGGATGATTTCTTATAACATTCCTGTAGAGTTTCAAAAATGGCATTTGAATAGGCTGTTGACTCTCATACGGGTGTGCAATGTCAAGAATTCTCCACCTAAGCGAAGAAGCAAGCGTGAAATGTGGAATCGGAATGCAGCCATCAATGCCGCCAATCGAAAACGCTTTGGTTCTAAGGGGTGATTGAATGAACAGACGATGCCGAAAATGCTTTTTTAAGAAGGTTTGCCATAAAAAGCCATCTTATAAAGCATGGCTGAAAACTTATACCAAAAAAGCAGTTACAGCGATTCTTGTTATTGCATTGATCGATCTGCAACTGTCTTATGTACTTGCATTTATGGGGCAGGTACAAATTGCAGAGTCTCTTTCCAGCACTATCGCCACCACAATTGTGGGTGTTATGGTTGGCTATTTTCTGAAGGCCTTGTTTGAAACTTTCTTTGAAAAAAGAGAAGAGAGATTGAACAAAGAAAGCGAGTCTGCTGAAAATACGAATTATGAGGAGGTTTAGTTATGCCTATCAGTTTTTTGACTACAGCACTGTTGATCGTATCTGTTATCACAAATCTGACAGTGGAGGGCATTAAGAAGTTGCTTGATGGAACGAAGGTCAAGTATTCTTCCAATGTTCTTGCGGCTATTTTATCCGTCCTGATCGCCTGTGCTGTCAGTGTAATTTACCTTATCATGACTGACACCGTCTTCACCATGAAGATCGGAGTTGAGATCGTTGTTCTGATGTATCTGGGCTTCTTGATCTCTACGGTTGGCTATGACAAGGTGATTCAGATGTTGAAGCAGATTCAAAGCGTGAAGGAGGAAACAAAAAATGAGTAACAGTCCTCTGGTATCCTATACCAAGTTGAGCCCGAATCATTCCGGGCAGAGAACTCATGCCGTTGACCGTATTACACCTCATTGCGTAGTCGGTCAGTGCTCGGTAGAAACCCTGGGCAATATTTTTGCTCCGACTTCCCGGCAGGCTTCTTGTCAGTACGGTATCGGTGTAGACGGTCGAGTAGGTATGTATGTGGAGGAGAAGAATCGTTCCTGGTGTTCTTCTTCCAATGCTAACGACCAGCGTGCGATTACAATCGAGTGCGCCAGTGATGCTACACACCCCTATGCATTCAATGATGTTGTGTATGCCAAGCTGATCGAGCTTTGTGCGGACATTTGCAAGCGTTATGGAAAGACCAAGTTGCTGTGGCTCGGTGATAAGACAAAGACTCTGAACTATGAGCCTGCTTCCAATGAAATGGTTCTGACTGTACATCGTTGGTTTGCCAATAAGAGCTGTCCGGGTGACTGGATGTATGCTCGAATGGGTGATCTTGCATCCAAAGTTACAGCGAAGCTCGGAGGTTCTACCGGTGGAAATGATAAGCCGGTCGATAACCAGGTGCTTTATCGGGTTCAGACTGGAGCTTTTGCCAATAAAGCAAATGCTGACGCAATGCTTCAGAAAGTAAAAGCCGCCGGTTTCGATACTTATATGGTCAAGGTCGATAACCTTTACAAGATTCAGGTCGGTGCTTTCAGCAAGAAAGCGAATGCCGATGCAATGGCTGCAAGGCTGAAAGCTGCTGGATTCGATACTTATGTAACAACCAAAAGCGGGACGGCGGTTTCGGCATCTTCAGCCAAGAAAAGCACTGACCAGGTTGCCCGTGAAGTGATTCAGGGGTTGTGGGGTAACGGCGCTGATAGAACTAATCGTCTGAAGGTGGCTGGTTACGATCCTTCCGTGATACAGAATCGGGTTAATCAGCTTCTTAAATAAGGAGGTCCGTGAATGATAAGGTTCAGTCACAAGGGAGACTTCTCTAAAGTTACACGCTTTTTGGAGAGGGCAAAGGAAGTGGTCCATCTCGGAGACCTCGACAAGTATGGCCGAGAAGGGGTCGCCGCTCTTGCGTCTGCAACGCCTGTCGATTCCGGTTTGACCGCCAGTTCATGGTATTACGAAATTGTAAACCGAAATGGATCTGCAAAGATTACCTTTTATAACTCAAATATTCAAAATGGGGTTCCGATCGCGATCATCCTGCAATATGGTCACGGAACCCGTAACGGAGGCTGGGTACAGGGGCGAGATTATATCAATCCTGCTATCCAGCCTATTTTTGACAAAATTGCAAATGAAGCATGGAAGGAGGTTACGAAGCTATGAGTAAAACTATCGACGAAAGAGTCGTAGAAATGCGGTTTGACAATAAGCAGTTTGAGAGCAATGTTCAGACCAGTCTGTCCACCATTGAAAAATTAAAAAAGAGTTTGGATATGAATGGAGCTACAAAGGGTCTTGAAAGCATTGACAGTGCTGCTAAGAAAGTCGATATGTCGGGGCTCGGTTCTGCGGTTGAAACAGTAAAGACTCGATTCTCGGCATTGGAGGTCATGGCTGTAACCGCCCTTGCAAATATCACCAACTCAGTCGTTAATACAGGCAAGCAAATGCTCCATTCCTTGACGATCGAGCCCATCAGTCAGGGTTTTGAAGAATACGAGCTGAAGATGGGGTCAATTCAGACCATCATGATGAGTACGGGTGCTTCTCTTGAAGAGGTAAATAAATATCTCCAAGAACTCAACACCTACTCGGATAAGACCATCTACTCGTTCCAGGACATGACTTCCAACATCGGTAAATTCACCAATGCGGGCGTAGGACTTGAGGATGCAGTTATGGCTATCCAGGGTGTCTCGAATGTTGCCGCCGTTTCCGGTGCCAATGCAAATGAGGCGTCCCGTGCCATGTATAACTTTGCTCAGGCTTTGTCTGCCGGTTATGTTAAGCTGATCGACTGGAAATCTATTGAGAACGCTAACATGGCAACTGTTGAATTTAAGACACAGCTTCTTGAATCGGCTGTTGCCTGCGGTACATTAACCAAGACTGCTGACGGAATGTACAAAACAGTCAAGGGTAATGTCATCGATGCTACACATGGCTTCAATGATTCTTTGCAGGATCAGTGGATGACTACAGAAGCTCTTGTTAGCACTCTTCGTGATTACGCCGATGAGACAACAGAAATCGGCGCAAAAGCATTTGCCGCAGCGCAGGATGTTAAGACATTCTCCCAGTTGATGGACACTCTGAAAGAAGCCGTAGGCTCCGGATGGGCAAACACATGGGAAATCCTGTTTGGTGATTTTGAGGAAGCCAAAGAACTTTGGACTGGACTCAGTCAGGTTATCGGTGGATTTATCGATGCCCAAGCGGATGCTCGCAATGAGATGTTGCAAGGGTGGAAAGATCTTGGCGGAAGAACCAAACTGATTGAGGCACTTAAAAATGCTTTTGAAGGCGTTCAGAGTGTTATCAAACCGATCTATGAGGCATTCCGTGAGATATTTCCTCCCACCACAGCCCAGCAGCTTTATGATATTACTGAGAATTTGCGAAAATTCACAGCAAATTTGAAGCTCAGTGATACAGCTTCAGCTAATCTAAAATCCACTTTCAAAGGCTTGTTTGCGATCTTGGACATCATTAAACAAGCCTTTTCTGCTATATTTACGGCAATTAAACCGTTGTTTGGCGGGTTTGGAACACTCGGAGATGGAATTCTTGGTTTCACTGGCGGGATTGGCGATGCTATTGTTGCGTTTGATGAGTTTATCAAAACCAGCGGAGCATTCCAGAAAGTCGGTGAGGGTATTGCTACGGTCATACAGACAATTATGACAGCTTTATCCACACTGAAGAACAAGATCAAAGAGAAATTCGAATCCGCCAATTTCGAATTGTTTCATTCTCTGCTTGAGCGAATTCATGAGAGGATGACTCAAGTCGGAGAAGCAGCCGGTGAGATGAAATCTGGGGTTATCGTCGCCTTTGAGGTCATTGGTGAAGCTCTTGCTAATTGCCAATTTGTTCAGCTTCTCTCTGCTGTGTGGAACGCCGTTAAGACAATCGGAAGTGGCATCGTTAAAATCCTTGGCGAACTCGGCAGTTCTTTAGCAAAGAATCTCGGTGAAGCTAATTTCAGCGGAATTATTGATCTGCTGAATGGTATCTCGTTCGGTGCTATTGCTGTCGGTATCACAAAGTTTGTCGGCACCTTCCGAAAAGCTATTGAAGATATCGGCAGTTTCAAGGAATCTTTTATCGGAATTCTTGACAGTGTTCGAGGATGCTTTGAAGCTTACCAGACTCAGTTGCAGGCTGGTACATTGCTGAAGATCGCGTCTGCTATTGCTATTCTTACTGCATCTTTGATTGCGCTTAGTCTTGTGGACAGCGAAAAGCTGAATGTAGCCCTTGGAGCAATCACTGTGCTATTCGCTGAACTTCTTGCTTCGATGGCTGTATTCAACAAAATCAGCGGTCAGGCAACTGGTGTGATGAAGAGTGTAACTGCTATGCTCGGAATTGCTACGGCAGTGCTGATTTTAGCGAGCGCACTTAAAAAGATTGCTGATCTGGATGCAAAGCAGCTTACTACTGGTCTGATTGGCGTTGCAGGTTTGACGGCTATGATGGTTGCCGCAGCCAAAGCTATGAGTTCCAACAGTAAAACCATCATCAAGGGTGCTACTCAAATGGTGATCCTTGCAGCCGCAATCAAGATTCTTGCTTCTGTTTGTGAGCAACTTGCTAAATTGGACTGGAACCAACTTGCGAAAGGTCTTGTCGGCGTTGGCGTATTGCTTGCCGAGGTTTCTCTGTTCCTGAGAACCGCAAAATTCAGCGGTAAATCCATTACTACGGCTACAGGCATCGTGATTCTTTCGGCAGCAATCAAGGTGTTGGCTTCTGCCTGCAAGGACTTCGGCGAGATGAAATGGGAAGAAATCGGTAAGGGGCTTGCGTCTATTGCAGTGCTTCTTGCTGAGGTTACCGCTTTCACCAAGCTTACTGGTAACGCTAAACATGTAATCTCTACAGGTGTAGCACTCGTTGCTATCGGAGCAGCCATAAAGATATTCGCATCGGCTGTAAAAGACTTCTCTGGAATGCAGTGGGACGAAATTGCAAGAGGTCTTGTTGCTATGGCCGGGGCTTTGGCGGCGGTTACAATTGCCGTCAACTTCATGCCGAAAAGCATGATTGGCATCGGCACTGGTCTTATTGCTGTCTCTGCGGCTTTACTTATACTTGCCAATGCTCTTAACCAGATGGGTTCAATGTCTTGGGAGGAAATCGCCAAGGGTCTTATCACTCTGGGCGGCGCAATGGCCATTCTTGCAATCGGTCTGAATGCCATGACAGGTACTCTTGCAGGTTCTGCGGCGCTTCTTGTTGCTGCAAGTGCCCTTTTGGTGCTTACTCCGGTACTGGCTATTCTCGGCGCCATGAGTTGGAGTTCCATCGTGAAAGGTCTCGTTACCCTGGCAGGTGCATTTGCTATCCTCGGTGTTGCAGGTGCTGTATTGACTCCGTTGGTTCCTTCTATTCTCGCTTTGAGTGGCTCGCTGGCACTAATCGGGGTAGCAGTTGTCGGTATTGGTGCCGGGCTTGCTCTGGCAGGTGCCGGTTTGTCCGCCTTGGCAGTAGGCTTAACAGCTCTTGCTGCTGCGGGAACTGCCGGTGCTACAGCCATCGTCGCTTCTTTGACTGTTATTATCACAGGCGTGGCAGCCCTTATTCCTGCAATTGTAGCCAAGATCGGTGAGGCAATCGTTGAGTTCTGCAAAGTTATCGCAGATAGTGCAGGAGCTATCGGCGAAGCAGTCAAAGCAGTTGTTCTTATGCTGGTGGATGTGCTCGTTGAGTGTGTTCCCGCTATCGCTGATGGGGCATTGAAGCTCATTGCAGGTGTTCTTGAAGCATTGGTGGAATATACCCCGTCTATCGTCGATTCCATCTTCCAATTCCTTATTGCTGTACTTGAGGGCGTCGCCAAAAATCTCCCCGGTCTGATTCAGGCTGCGGTAGATGTACTGATGGCGTTCTTCTCAGGCATTGTGGATGCGCTTAAAGGTATTGATACCGAGACACTTCTTCAGGGAATTGTCGGCATCGGTCTGCTTGCAGCGATTATGGCGGCTTTGAGTGCAGTGGCTGCTCTGGTTCCCGGTGCAATGCTGGGTGTTCTCGGTATGGGTGCCGTCATCGCTGAACTTGCTCTTGTGCTCGCTGCTGTTGGTGCCCTGGCACAAATTCCGGGCTTGAACTGGCTTATCAATGAAGGCGGAAATCTACTTCAGGGAATTGGCACGGCAATCGGCAAGTTTGTTGGCGGTATTGTCGGCGGCTTTATGAGCGGCGTATCCAGTCAATTCCCTCAAATTGGCTCCGATCTTTCCGGATTTATGACCAATGTTCAGCCGTTCCTTGACGGCGCTGCTTCTATAGACCCGGCTATGTTGGATGGCGTTAAGGCTCTTGCAGAAACGATTCTTATCCTGACTGCCGCAAATATTTTGGATGGATTGACCTCGTGGTTTACCGGCGGAAGCTCACTTTCCGGCTTTGCTGAAGAGATGGTTCCGTTCGGAAAAGCCATGAAACAGTTCTCTGATGAAATTAGCGGTATTGATGGAGAAGCAGTTTCCAATGCTGCAATTGCCGGCAAGACTCTCGCAGAGATGGCTGACACGCTTCCCAATACGGGCGGTGTCGTTGGATTCTTTACTGGAGAGAATGACATGAACGCATTCGGCGAACAGCTTATTCCCTTTGGTCGCGCCATGCGTAACTTCGCAAATGAAGTCGCTGGAATCGATGCCAGTGTGATTACGGAAGCGGCTACAGCCGGTAAAGCGCTTGCAGAGATGGCAAGCACCGTTCCGAATAGCGGCGGTGTTGTCGGATTC